ACGTCTCGACCTTGGAACAAAAACGCCTGTTCGTTGTCAACAGCGAGACCCACTGCGCTGTCCAGCAGGCGGTGGGGCATCCTGAGCGGGAGGATGCAGAAGAGGATCTGGGCTGCTTCCTGCAAGACCTCGACTCTACCAAGTACAAGATTACGTCAGGCAAATACGTCTGCCGCGCGATGGACGGTAGCGTGATCTGGGAGACCTCCTCCAGCATTGCCTCCTACCTGAGCAACTAACCGGGGCCACGCCCCACAACCGCCTGAACGGGCAGAGGAAGAGACGATGAACGACCTGACGATTATTCCGAGTGTGGGCGACCGGGACCGCACCCCCTTCAAACTGGTCAAGGGCGACCGAGTGGTTATTGACGATGGCTGGAATTTCCACCTCGCCACCGTGGTCGGCTTCGGCAAAGAGTCGGTCAAAGTGAAACCTGACCACCACATTGAGAAGAACCCCGCCGTGAGTTTCGACAAGTACGGATGGCAATGGGGGACACGCGGCAACTACGGGTACACGCTGAGGACGATTGAAGAGGCGATGCCCAAAGTGCTGAACTCACTGGCGACACGGAACCGCCTGATGGAAAAGGCGCAGAGAGAGAACAACGATTACGCCGCTCGGCTGGAACTTCTTGACTCCCGAGTCAACGAACTCTGGAGCGAGCGAGTCTAACCGGGGCTTCGCCCCACAACCGCCCGAACGGGCAAGGGACGAGACGATGGACCTGATCGCACGATACACCAGAAACTTCAAAATTGGACGGTCAACCCATATGGTCGATGTCTACGAAACCTACACAAAAGATGAAGGGTTAATTGGGAAGCCCATCATTCGCCGCGAGTCTGGTCGCATTAGTGAGTGCTTGCGTGGACTCCCTGTCAACAAAACGCAAATCGAAATACTTCGGAAATTGGCCCGTCTCAAGGAAGACATGATCGTCCACCCGGATGGAACAGTGACGAACTTCTAACCGCCCGAACGGGCAAGGAGAGGAGTAAGCGATGACCGTAATCACGAGTCCAGTGCCTTTGGAAATGCTTCCGCCGGGGACCGACTTCATGTTCTCGACCGGATCACAGGCGACGCTGCAATACATCGGCATGGGCGGCGCAACCATCACTTACCGAGGTCGTCCCCGAGAGGTTGAGTTCATCGACCGGCGCGGGAAGCACCGCACCTTCACCGCTGCCGGAAAACGCACGACCCGGTGCGCCCGGTGCGTCAACGTCACCGTCGAGGCGCTGCCCGATGGCTGGGCTTGGGGGTCCGCGTTGATGCGGGCGGGGACCAGCGACAACGACAACGTGGCGACGTGGGTGTGGGCCGCTGGCGATGACGGGCCGGGCTGGTACGCCCCGCTGCCGGTGTAAAAAACACCGCGTTTGATCGTTGACAGCGAGGCCAACTGCCGCCATACTAGAGGTGTGGAGTGGAGGAAACAACGGAAGGGGGACGGGATGAGTGCTGCCAAGAAGCTGCTGTTCAAAAGCATGACGTACAGGGCCGTGTCGATTGCAACAAGCGTTGGGGTCGCCGGGGCCGTGACCGGATCAGCATCAATCGGCCTGACTGTCGGGCTGCTCGATTCAGTTTTTATGATGGCGGTGTTCGTCGTCAACGAGATTCTCTGGGAGAGGGTAGGAGGAACCACCGCATGACGACCATCGACCTGACCAAGTGCCCGGTTGCACTGGAACACTGGACCGCCGACGAGGTTGCCGAGTGCATCCCCTACGAGGATGACGACAAGCACACCCTCGCCAAGAAGCTCTGGGGTTTCCTGCACGACGCCAAGAACAAGACCCCGAGCGGTGGCGACGGGACGGACGGAACGGTCGAGTACCCTGACGCCCGATACAACCCCGAGAACGACGACAAGGCTCCGCACTGGTGGGGCAAGCTGACCGACGACGAGAAGCTGTTGATCATCGCCGGGTGGACAAAGGACTTCGGGGACATCTACTAGGAGGACGCCTGATGGCTTGGCTTTGCCGAGTGTGCATGAGGTGGGTCTCGGCCCACCGGTTCACCTGCCCGTACTGCCGGGGGGTCAAGAAGTGAAGACCGTGATCCACGTCAATCAGCACAAGATCAAGGCCAACGCCAAGCACGGCACGCGAGACCCGGTGCTGACGGCGAAGACCTACAAGAGCAACGACTACTGCCATGAGGTGATCATCGACGGCCCGTGCCGCGTGGTCTACTCGCCCGACAAGCCGCTTTCGTGCGGAGCGAAAGTTTGGATCGAAACCGAGTCGGGAGTCCACTGCGTCGAAAGGAACGACTGACATGACTATCACACTCCAGCACCAAGAGGCCGTGCCCGGCACGATTCTGGACGGCACCACGGGGACCGTCAAACGTGACGGCACCATCGTCGGCGACTTCATCGAACTCGAACGGGTGCCCGCCCTGTACTTCGCGAGCGCTGACGACGGGGGGGACGTGATGGGGACGCTCGACGAGGTTGTGAAGTTTTTCGGGGGGGTGGACACCGAGAAGGGGAACACGCCGAACGATCCTGACGCGGGGGAAGCTCCATGACATTCATGCAGCAGGAGATTGCGTACAGCCAGTGGTACGAGGTCGAAGACACCGACGGCGGGACGTACTGGTACGACGCCCACCTGTTCAGCAGGGACGAGGTCAAGGCGTTCGGCGTGATCAAGAGCATGACCGACGGGTGGGGTGCCCGCCTGTCGGCACCGGGTTACCTCGACTGCACCGACTGGTGCGTGTTCGAGACTGAGGCCGAGGCGACGGAGTACCTCGACGACACCTACGGGGATGACGAATGACAATGTCGACCGTGCTGATTCTGGTGGTGGGCATCCTGTTCGTCGCCGGGTTCGCGAAACTGATCGGGTGGTACGACGACTAAGGGGGAGAAGAAGATGACGAAGAAACGATGGCACGACAACAGGAAGCGGCGCAGGCGACCCGTGAAGGTCGAGGGGCGCAGCTTCGCGGAGAACTGCCCGCCCTTGCAGGTTGGAAAGACAGTTCTAGTTTGCCTGAGCAAACAAGACACCGAAGACCCGCGCATCGCCGAGGCGATGAAGCAAGTCTCGGACAGCGGAAACCTGACGACACTGTTCGAGGCGTTCACCGACTTGTGCGACGTGGGTCGTCTGGTCCGGCGGACCGACGACACGGTCATCATCGACACCGGCAACGGTCTGGAGGTCGAGCACACGCTCGACGAGATCGTCGCCTGCATGGACACCCCAAAAGGGGAAGAAGGGACACGACGATGAAGTGCAACCTATGTGAAGCCGAGGTTACCGGGGGGACGATCTCGTCCTACGCCGGATTTGTCTGCGAGGACGACGGCTGCAAAAACGAAGCCCGCACGCTGCGAGAGTCCGTGATGGGCAAGGCCCGCGCGTATTCGTTCGACGACATCCCCGAGACGATGGACGTGCCCGCCTTCGAGGACTTCGTTCTCGGGTACGCGGTGAGTGTTCTCGACAACGAGGACAGCCGCAAGGTGATTCGCGAGATCAACCCGCTGCTAGTCATCCCCGAGGAACTGGCGCTGTTCTGGAAGGACCGGCTGCTGGAAGGTCTGCGAGACGAACTCGACGCATCGAACGAGTTCCTCGACATCAACGAATCTCGTGGTCACGAGCGGTGGTTCCACGGAGGAACCTTTCGATTCATCAAGCCGATCCCGAGCGAGGCGGTTCTGGAAGTCGCCAAGCGTCTCGGGATGATGGAGACCAATGATGACTGAACGACTGCCAATCTGCGTTGCGTGCCGGGTGCAATTCAAGGTCCAGAAAAACGGGGTTACGGTTCGCGATCCGAAGGTTTCGGGATGGTTGCCGACGTTCAACCAAGCTGACCTGATGGTATGCCCGGATTGCGGGGTCGAGATTCTGACAGGCTTCGGCGCGGACTACACAGCGCCCTCGGCCGACGACGGTGCCGAGTGGGCCGAGGGGGCGTTCCTGTGTTTCCCAGACATCCACAGCCGTGACCGGGGGGAGGACGCCTGATATGAGCCAGTTAGTTCCACTCTGTCCATCCTGCGGCCAGTTCACGCGGGGTCCGCTCGCCGACACCGACGACGGCCCGATGTGCCCGGTCTGCTTCGAGGGCTGGGAGATCGAGAACCGCTGCGACCGGTGCGACGGCGATGGACGGGCTGACTGCCCGCTGTGTCAAGGGTGCGGTCTGCCGTACTCTGGCCCGCCCGATGCGGGCTGGTGTTCGCACTGTGCCGGGTCCGGCGTGGTCGTCTGCGACTGTGTCGACGAACCGCCGGAAGACTGGTAAGTAAGGCGGGTCGGAAATACACAGTGTGTTGGTTGACAACTGCCGACATAGATGACATAATGGTGGTGGAGGGTGGGACGGCCCCGCCCGGAACCGGGACTGACACGAGAAAGAGACAACAACAATGGCCGACAAGGGGAAAACGATGACGGACAAGCTGACAACCCTTCCGATTGACCGGGTAACCTCGTTGCGATGCTGGGGCGGCTGTTGCGTCCTAGCGTCCGATCTCTATGGAACGGAAGACCGGTGCGACGGGAGTCGTGCGGAACGGTTTATCGCCGGATGGACGAACGCGGCCGACATGATCGAAGTCGACGAACTGGACGAACGCGACTGGGAAGCTGTCAAGACGGTGGTCCTGTCGGAGGTGCTGAATCACGAACCGGCGTTGTTCGCGAAGGCGACCGAGATGGTGGAGTGCGATTGCGGTCACGAATGCGGGGCGGCGATGGTCATGTCCGCCAGCACGGGGACAGCCTGCCCGGACTGCTACGACATGATGAGCAACTAACCGGGGCCACGCCCCACAACCCGAGGAGAGAAACGATGACGACCGAGAATGAGTACCACATGATCTATCCCGCCGACCGATGGGTGACGGGCGACTGGCTGCTGGTCAAGGCATCGGACGCAATCGCAAACAACGGTCTGGAAGACTACGACCTTGGGACGTTCGCGACTGCGACCACACCGGCAACCGGCGCGCGATGGGCTGGCACGGGCGAGACGATCACGGTCGACGAAGCTATCTCCATTCTGCTTGACACCGGAGATATCACCGTGGTGAAGCACACAGCCCATGCGAACATCGACGCCGCTCCGACCCGCGTGGTGCCCGAGATGGTGGCGTGCGATTGCGGTCACGAATGCGGGGCGGCAATGGTCATGTCCGCCAGCGTGGGGACATCCTGCCCGGACTGCTACGACATGATGAGCGACTAATCGGGGCAACGCCCCACAACCCGAGGAGATAAACAATGACGACCGCGAACATTTGGATCGGACGAGCTTATGAATTCATGGACGGTTGGGTGCGGTACGGAAAACGTCACGCCTTTCACATGGTGGATGGCTACCGGACAGTTTCTATCTGCGGGACGATGGACATCACCGACCGCCGAGATGTGGACCCGGAACCCGACGGCAGTTTCCCAACATGCAAGACCTGTATGAAGAAGATGGTTGATGTCGATACCAGTTCCCTCTTAGCGTAAACAACCACCAACCACCAACCACCGAGAGAGAAAACCATGACGACAATCACTCCCACAGCCGAGGCACTTGAGATCATCGAGAACAAGATCAACCAAGAGTCGGATCGCCTTCGCTCAACAATCCGCCGCTGGCGAGAGACCGCGCAAGCACGGTTGTCGATCGGGGACGAGGCTGGTGCCGACCGGTACTTGGCAATGTCTGCTGAGGCACGGGTGAAGATTCACACGCTCAGCGCGTCAGTCATGGCGATCAAGTCTGTTCTCGGAAACTAGGAACCTGCCACCACCAACTAGGGGCAACCTGCTCCCCGGCCCAACCCAAGGAGATAAACGATGACCAACTATCACCGTCTGACAGCCGCGCAGTTGAGAACCTTCAAGCAGGCTGCCAACCATATGTTTGGGGGCGGCAGATTCACCGTTGGGCGGCTGGCGCGCTGCCTTGACCGTGCTGCTGCCATACGCCTTGTCACCTTGGTTGACCGGCACGGCCTGCTTGCAGGTTGTAACCAGTTCGCAGCCATTTGCGCCGCATGGTCTGAACCTGTCTTCTGGTGGGACTGCCCATCGAGCGGGACCGCTACTGGTCCCCGACACCACTGAGTGAACTCCGGGGATAAGAAACACCGGTTTAGTTCCTTGACACGGGCCTACTATGTTGATAGTATGTAGTTGGAGGTGAGAGGATGACCAAGGCCCTGACAGGAGAACCGAGAATGGACAAGGCCCCCTACCGCTGGAAGATCACAAAGGACCACATCGGAACCGAAGCCGCCGGGGTGGAGGGTCCGAGGAACGCCGACCGGGACGAGAAGTCGAACCCCTCGAGGTTCAGCCTCTACGACGCGGACGGCGAGTGCTACTACGAGGGAATGATCTACGGGGTCTACTCCGGCTTCGAGCCGCTGGACGACTTCGGGACGCCAAACGCCGGGGCCGTCAATGTGAAGCTCAACGGAGAGTGGCTCTAGGAACCCCTAACCGAGGAGACCTGAGAATGAGCAAGGAACTGAAAACGGGCACGACCTACAACGGCTGGCGAAACCACGCCACTTGGAACGTGGCCCTTTGGATCGGCAACGACGAGGGGCTGTACCACCTCGCTCTGGAAAGCGAGAACTACTCGGCCTTCGCCGAGACGATGCGGGAGCTTGGCTCGGTCGAGACCGACGACAAGGTCGCTTGGAACGACTCGGCACTCGACACCGACGCTCTGGACGAAATGATCCTCGAACTGAAAGGCGAAGCAGCATGAGCTACATCACCCTCACACCGGCCTACGGGCGCGACTACAAGAGCAAGGCGGCGGTGCTTGCCGACTGGAACGCGGACAAGGACTTCGTGATCGCCAGCATCGGCCACCCCTACGACGGGAAGCCCATGAACAGGGCCGACGCCGCCAGCACGCCGAACGACAGCTACAACGTCCGGTACGACCGCCTGCGAAAGATCACCCCTGTCACCGCCTGAAAGGAAAACCATGAAAGTGCTCGACCTCAGAAAATCGACTCCGAAGACAGCGGCCACCCGGCTGCACGCCTTCATCACCACCGAGCTTCGGGACTGGGGCGGCGACGAAGCCCTGCTCTGGTCTCCCGAGGAATCCGACAAGCGAGGACTCGGTAAGTCGTGGCACGTCTCATGGGAAGGCGGGCCGTTCGAGTGGGCCATCAGCGTCTCGCTCGGCGGCAGCATCAGCGGGCGCTTCACCGGTGCAGCGGAGGTGCTGCTGGTTGGTGCCAAGAAGTACATCGCCGAACCGTATCACTCGTTCGACTTGAGTTTTTCCCCCGACTGAAAGGAACCACTAATGTCCATGAGCAAGAAAGACTACAAGCTGATCGCCGACGGCCTTGGCAGGCTGCTCGCGAAGAACTCGGTGGGTGCCCTTGAGTCACGCACCGGAAACGTCGGAGTCGCCAACGGTCTGGTGGACGACGCGATCGCGATTTTCTCCGACCTTCTCGGGGCCGACAACCCCGCGTTCAGGTCCGACTTCTTCGGGTCCGCCGTCCGCGAGGCGTTCGGCGGGTACTTCGCACGACTGCGAGGAATGATCGCATGACCGACATCCGCTTCTTCGACAAGAGAACGCTCGCCGCCGCGAACGCCGAGGCGATCACCGCCGGGCGGAACCGATCGCTGCGGGTCGACCTCGTCGAGACGCTGCCTGTCGGTAGGCGGTTCCCGGTCGTGATGACCATGCCGCACGACGACGGCGACGATGTCAGGGTTGGCATCACCGTTCCGTCGCCCGGCTTCGACGAGCCGATCGTCGGCGTCGAGGCCCACGGTCGCGTGACGGTGTTCCTCGACATCTCGGTCGAGACCTACAACAACCTGCCGATCGCGGTCGTGGGGGAACGTCGTGCCAACTGAACGAATCAAAGTCGGGGACGAGACCATCGAGATCGAGACGAAGCCGCTGACGCTGGTCTTCTCGGACGGATCGCTGCCGAAGATCACGGTGCCCGGAAAGGTCAGCCTCGACATCGGGGCAACGACCTACCACGCCGACCGCATGACGAAGCCGCACGCCCGGCTGGACGAGATGCTGGTGATGGTCACCGGCGCTCCGCTCGCCGAGCACGGAGACAAGCGGGGGTGGGGGCTTGGCCTGCGGCACGTTGTCGGCCTGCTCGACCTGACGCTCAAGTTGCTGGATCAGAACATCGGGATTCACTGGGCGTACCCGGAATCTGCCCTGCACCCGAAGTGGCAGTTAGGGCTGGCCGACGTACTACTCGCACTCAAGGGAGAAGACGCATGACGATCACTACGACGTGGGAACCGACCGATCAGGACATCGCATGGCAGGCCAACGTACTGGACCTGATGGCGGACGACGGGACGTGGGGCGTGCCCGACACGCTCTCGTCCTTCACGGTCAACAAGACCAACAAGACGTTCCGGCTCGACGGCGACCCGGAGATTGAAACCAACCAGCGCATCCTCATCGTGTTCGAGAGGTTGGGCTACACCTTGGAAGGGAGCGACTAATGGCCGTATCGCTTCGGTCGTCTCACCCACTGACGATGTCCAACCCCGGAAGTGGGATTTACTTCACATACCTACCACAAACTGGTAAACTCTAGCCATGACTACAGAACCACAGCCGTGCATCAGTGTCCACGTCACCCTACCGCCGGATCTGGTCTCGGCGATTGACATCAAGGCCGGGAAGCGAGGTCGGTCGGAGTTTCTCAGGCGCGCCGCCGCGAAGGAACTTCAGAGTCCCGATCTGGCCGAGACGCTCCCACAAGGCCGGAGGAGGTCGAATGGATAAGGATGACGCCAAGGGTCCGGGTCCGCCTTTCATCCGCCAGCCATATGACTGGATCAGCACCGACACCGGAATCGGTCGGTGCAACTGGCCGATGGTGGTGTGGACGGAACTCTACAACCCGAGCCGTTGTCGGTGGTTTCTGTACCTCGACCGGGACGGGTCGTTTGGCACCGAAACGAATCTGATAACCGAGGAAGAGGCCCGCGAGGTGGCGGGAGATCACCTGATGGACCCTCGCGGTCTATCGCGGGAGATCACCCCCGAGCAACGCGCGGAGTACCATGCCCGCTATCTGGATATGATGAACGCCACTGACTAGCCAGCCTGCGTTCGGTCGCTGTGTAGCTGACACATCGTACACGCCCCCGCCACGCCGGGTGCTGTCATCCCGATCACGCACTCGCCGATCTCAGGCTCGGAGCAGGCGAAGACCTTCGCCTTGATCCGGCCCGGTCACCCGCTACAGATTCCGATGAAATCCCCGCGCTTCGTGCAACCGGCGGGATGGACGTTGTGGGGCACCGGCCTGCGGGGTGGGTCGGTGACACTGGAGTCGGGGTTGGATGCGACGTAGTCCCACATCCGAACATACTTCACCCGCGTCTCATCACTCATGCCCTCGGCAGTGCCACGGCAGATGTCGAGCAGACGACCAACCTTGTGACACTGAGGGTGACGCTTGCACTGCCCGAGATCGACGCAGCGCGCACAGTCTTCGGGCGTCGGCAGGGAAAGCTCCATCACTTCGGATTCCTAACTCGTCAGTACGATCGTCACTGACCCGCTGGGCGAATCGGTCGCGTTGCAGCACGTCCCGCCTGCTTCGACAGTCTCGAAGGTTAGGCTGAACGGGTCACAACTGCAAGCGGGTGACGTAGTGGGGGCGTAGGTCGCGTTGCTCCCGCAATTGTCCAGCCATTCCACGTCCAGACGATAATCGTTGCAATCACCGGTCCCGGCGGTAGTCTCCGAAAAACCGCACCGGATTGTCAACTGGATCCCGTGAGTACAGAAAGTACCCTGCCCCCTCCACCAATTGTTCACCGAGTCCCAAATCAGGGTCATCACCAGACCGTCCGCGCACGGACAGTTGTCTTGTTCGGTGAAGGTCGCAGTCATACGGTCGATCTGAATCGGACAACACGCCGCGCCGGGGCTTAGGCAGATCCAGCAGGGAATGTCGATACAGTCCGTCGGGAGGGCGTCCGGGCAGACGAGCCTCAGTTCGTTCTGGCAATTGCAGCAGAACGGGTAGGGGTTCTTGTAGACGATCGACTTTGTATCTTCCAGCGTGATCGACAGGGAGACATCGTAGGGATCCAATCCCCCGATATTTAGTTCCCAATTCGGTTCTGTCGTATCGAATGCGCATTGGTCTAGTGCTGGACCCGACCATACGCACCCGGAGTCGTGCAGCAACACTTGGGGCCACTTCAGTTGCTGGCAGCACGTCTCAGCATTGGCTTCCTTTTGGTTGCGGGACTCGAACATGAATGCCCAACTGTTCGGCGCGCCATTGAGATTACAGACTTCACACTCAGTTATCGATCCTCCGTCTGATCCACACAAGCCGCAGCAATTATCGACATGACCACCATCCGGCCTGCTGGAGTCGACGCTGCACTCGCCGAGCCAATGGAACATCTCCTCGACACCGAAGTTGTAGGTCGGACCAGCAACCCTCGTCTCCGCTTCGTATTGCCCACCATGCCGCCGACGGTGTCCGAAGTTGTATTCAACATGATCGTCGTATCCCGTCTCTGACCAGAATTGAACCGACGCAAACTTGTAGTCGTGCTTGATCAGGAGTGACTCAAAATACTGATCAGCCAATTGTTGGCCTAGCGCGTTCACGTCTGTCGCGTTGCTCGGAGTCCCATCGGCCGTGGACGGGAAACTGGCAATCGCCTGCGTTCGGATGATCTTCTCGGTGCCCCAGTAGACGTAGGGCGGTTCATTCATGTTTACCGATGTAAAATCGACGGCGTTGTAAGTCTTGACAAAGTGATCGGGCGGGTCGGTCATCAGTCCACCGTTGCAGCGGCGAAACACGATCCGCAGATGTTGTGGAACAACTGCGCCGGGATAGTCCCGATGGCTGGACGAAAAATCGTCACCGGCAACCATCGCTCCACGAAAGGTCGCCACGCCTCTGTGAGCGGATGGCTGTCCAATGATCGTCGATTGGCGAGTCAGGTTCTCCTGCTCACGATCCCGAGATTGATCGTGCGTCAGGAGTTCAAATTCCCGGCTGACCCATTGGGATTGGGGAGTCGATGTTCCCGATGGCCTAGTCGATTCTTCCATCCCCATGTCCCGCCACTGGTGAACGAGACGACGGTCGAGGCACCATGCGAGTCCGTCTAGGATGTAGGCGGCGTTGTGGAACTCGGTGCCCTTGGCGAACTGGGTGTCCACTTCTCCATAAGCAGTTTCGATATCGGTGTGTCCGATGATCACCGAGAGCTTATCGGCAATCCGCCTGATTGCATCGGTCCAGTTCTGGGCACCGCTACTTGGGGGTCGCCAGTCTTCGCCGACACTGAAAAACTGCCAGTAGTATCGAACATCGACGATCGGCATGATCCAGAGTCCGTCGCCGACGACGTTCGGATCATCGGGTGGTGGTGGCGTCGGCGGCGGGGTGGTATCACCGCCGGGATCTACCCACCTCGGCCTGCGGGGATTCCACTTGTCCCAGTCACCCGGCGCTCGACCGCTGGCATCGTCGTCTCCCGGTGCCGTAGGGGCACGATACTCCGGCTCACTCAGCATCCGCACCGTGATCGGACGAGGTGGCAACAGGAACATCTTGACCATGACGCGGGGACTTCCGTAGCCGGGTTCCCCGAATTCCAACCAGCCGCTTCTCTCGACGTTGAGCCACGACAGAGTTGTCGCACTCGTTTCACCCCAGTCGAGGTTCGACACGATCTGGTTTTTCTGGCTGGTCGAGGCCAGAAAATGACCAACGGACCATCGGCTCGCACCGGTCGGCCAGTAGAGAGAGTTGAGCTTGACCCGCCGGACACGTTCGTAGTTCGGCAACGGGAAGCCGACTGGCTTGTGAACCGCTTGGTATACCGTCGATGACCCGAGTGCGACGAGGTCTTCGAGAGTAAGGTGGTCGTCCAGCCACCTCTGGAGGACGCCGCCGGGGTCATCCATCGACAGGTCTACGCCCGCGTACCGTACCGACATTCAGTCTTCCAGTTCCCAATGAATATCAGTTGAGAATGTTATCATCAGGCTGACGTGCCGACCATCCGCCGAGAGTTCCGGGCGACCGGACTGTAGCGGTTCCAGAAGCGTCGTCAGCGGTTCATCGCGACCAGCCCCGAGATCGTGACCGGCGAGTGCCCGGAGAATTCTCCGCTTCCATTCGAGCAGTCCCCGACGAGGGTCCAGAAGATCTCCATCGTGAACCCCGGCCCGACCCTTATATGTCAGGTAGGTCGTCACGACAATTCCGGTTTGCTCGATGACGACGTGCTGTGCGCTGCCGGTGAAGACCTCGCTGTCAAACGTGCCCTCCATCGGAGAGATGAGCAGGAACACGCCCTTCGAGATCCCCGGTGGAGGCTCGGGATCGAAGGTGACCATGCACATCGCTGTCGTCAGTTCCTCGATGGACTCGAGCAACCGGCTGACAACGGCATTCAGGACATCGGCTTGGCTGCTCGGTGCCCGCGCCATCGATCACTATTCCTCGTCGCCGCCGCTGTCAACTTCTTCGTCATCCGAGTCGGATTCCTCGACGACCTCCTCGACGACTTCCGTCTCGGCGTCTCGATCCGCCGCAAGCTCTTTGCCGATGTTCTCGGCAAGCAGATGGATATTGTCTGTCAGGACAGACAGCACGGTCGATCCCAGCGCATCGGGGCAGGCCAATTCCACCGCTTTCACCAGTCCATCAGCCGCGTCGGCGATCGCATCCTTGTAGTGACTACGACAGCCACTCATTCGATCATGTGCGGACATCTCACTCTCCCAAGACTTAGGACACTACCGTGTCAGGAATCGTTTCTGAGCCAGCCGCATTGCTGGGCAGCAACAGGCCGAGTCTCGCCATGTTGAAGTTTCGATTGTACCACTCCTGAACCTCTCCTGCCCGGTCGTTCGTCACCGTTATCGTGATCTTGTCATCGACCTCGAAATTACTCGATCCCGAGAACGCGGCTGCGAGCGGCCCGCCGGGGTACAGTTGAGTCATTGTCGAAACTGCCCAGTGGTCGAAGAACACTGCGGCAGAGGCATCGATTGGAGTGGATTGACGAATTCTCAGGTATACAAGAGTCGGCACGACCGCCGGGATGCGAAACACGGTCTCCCCCGTCACGAGTTCGTTGAGACTCTTGAACGTCGTCGTCAGGGACGAGGCGTTGAACGTGAAGCTGTTAGCGGTTCCCTCGGCATCGTTGATAACGCTTCCCCCAAATCCTTCAACCAGATCAACGGTGATCACCCCGCTGGTGATCGCACCCGACGACCGGTTGACCCACCCACTGACCGCGTATGCAGCCTTTGGTCTCAGGCTGACTAGCTTCTGTTGGATCGTCGTACTGGTCGACGCATCACCGACCATTTTCAAGGACTTCCCGCCGACGTATACCTCGGCATCTCCAGAGGTCGGTGTCGAGTGCGTGACCACCGGACTGCCGCCGGTCATGCTGCTGATGCTCGTGAACTGGTTCAGGTTTCCGCCCGCGCCGCCGAAGGTGATGTCGTGGGTATAGTTGGGACTGGTCCCCGTCGTAGCCACGCTGACGTTGTTCAAGTTCTGGAACGGCCTCAACGCGGTCTGAAGGTCAGCGGACGAGGCGTTGTAGTCGAGAACGACACTCTGCTCGGTATCTCCAGCGACGTTGACCCACTGCACCTTGTAAGTGCCTCCGGTCGGCGTGCCTGAAATTACGATCCGCTGGACTTCTACATTGGTCATCAGGATGTCGGTCCCCACCGTGCCGGTCGGAATGTCCCAATCATCAGGAGCGTTCGCGAGATCGTCCTCGTCCTCGAAATCTCCGTTAGCCAACAGGCTGCTCGCTGCATCCGTCGTGCTGATGGCCGTGGCACAATTGCTCCCCTTCGGCCAGAGAACGTCCATCAGGGGAACCGACAGATCCCCGGTCAGGCTGAAGCTGGACGTTGTGGTCCCGCCGGAGATGCACAGTGCTTCAATCGTTTCACCATAAGCATACTCGACCACGCGACCGTCACCGCTCTTTGCTGACAGGACCAGAACTCCGTTGCCCGAGTTTCCACCTGCGGCTGACACGGCCACCGTCACCGCCGAGGCGTCCACGCTGTTCGTCGTCTCCGTCATCTGATCGACGAGTTCGGAAAGTGCCGCCCCGAGGCTTTTCTGGATCTTCGAATTGTCATCATGGATCAACTCGATCAAAATCTGCTGCGAGTATCTTCCGAGTTGCGCCTTCAGTGTTGCCCCGGCTCCAAGCACGCCGTCATTGGCTGACGTGACTCCGATGATGGTCTGTTGGAGTTCCATTTCCACTGATCGTTTCCGAAACTGCGTCACGACATCAACGATCTCGGCGGGAATCGTAGTCCCGATGTGCGTATCGGTAATCTTCTGGGCGTAGAACACCTTGCCATGAAGGTCGAACAACCCATCACCGTTCAGCGCATCGTAGAATTCAACTGTCATGTCTATTGCTCAAGTGTGAATATTTTGCCTGCGTCGATGGATGTTCTTGCCTGCTCATGCGGCATGTCGTTGATTCGTTCCAGCCACGGGATAGGAGGCGTGCGAATTGACTCCTTGCTCAGATCAATCGGTCGGCTCATCGCGTAGACGTAGTTGCAGTCGAATCGATAGATTGTCAGGAGGTGCGGCCCGATGACTGGAGGCAGAAGCTCGAACGACGAGTCTATAAGGGTGTAGACGATACCGTTCAGATCGGTGAATTGATCCTTCATCTCTGGAACCTGTGGATGCTCGCCCAATCTCTGCGAGGTCACCCGCACGTTGTAGCTGGATTGCGGGTTGCTCAGGAGCGAGATCGTGCAGACAGCCGCTCCGATTGGGGATAAGAAGAACCCGGCGGCAGGAACCTGTAGCCTCATCTGGGGAGTGTCATAGAATGCGGTCGCGTGGTTGAACCGGTACAGGTTGTCCAGATGCTCAGTGGTATATTTGTAGTGTTCCGTACTGCTAGTGCTGTCGGAATCCGCCATGTCTGACCATGTCGGAAGCACATCAACTTCGCGCGCGCTCGCCTCCCCAGAGGGACCGTCTCCGACCCCTGTATCCGTGGAGGCGTGGCTGTTGATCCACCACGCCCCTCGATGATTATATGAGTCTCCCTCAAGGCTATCGCACTGGAGCTTTACCGCGCAACTGAATGCCATCGCCAGAGTCAAGACACCCTGCGTCGGGTGTCCGACGAACTGCGGCCCACCTGTCGGTGCAGCTGGAGGCGAAGTGCCCGCGTTCCACTGAGATCCTAAAGCACCTCTCGAGTAGTTCTTATTGTAGCCGCTGATAAATGCGCCGATGTCGTTGTCGCTGATCGGAATTCCCATGATCTGAAAGGCATGTTGCGCCGGTAGCGGTATGGGAAAGTTAGCATTTCCTGCTATCCGCTGTGCGTGATCGCCGCCCGTTAGCTTCACCCTCGCCGAGATTCTGACTTCGCTGCCGCTCGATCCATAACTGTCAGTGATTGACAGGTGTTCTATCAAATGTCGGATCCTTCCGGGTGCGTTTGCAGAATCCCACCGGAGACGGCTTTCCAGAATCGTCAGGCCGAGTTGAATCAAGACACCCTTCGAGACCGTGCGGTCGCCCTTGAGCCGAACGCTGCCCTCGGCCTCCCCGAGCATTCCGTCCCCGGTCGTCAGCGTCCACTCGAAGTCCCACGTCGTAGCCGGGTATGGAGCGGAGTATTCGATTTCCTTGTGAACGATCGTGTAGTTGAGAGTCATTCCGTCCGGACTGGTCTCGAAGGTCATCGAGAAGATTCGGTAGCCATAACTCAGGACCGGGACGACCCACCGTCTGAATGCGTTGGGGTTGATGTTGGCCGTGGCTGCCCGCAGGATTCCGGTGAAGGTCCGCGTCGTCTGCATATCCCCGTCAACCGTGTCGATCACGGACCACCGGTTGCTCAGGACTTGGTTCCCCCTTCGCGGGCCGCCAGCCTTTCCCACGTCGGAGTCTATAGCCCCGTAATTCGTAGAACCGGGAAAGCAGTGGAGGAGGCACAACTCCACGGTCCACTGAACTCGAAAGATCGCCGGTCCCTGAATGCTCTCGATCTCGCACCGGGTAATCTTGGGTCCGTTGCACAGATCGTGCTGGTCGATGTCATCGGTAGACCGGTTGAGTTGTTTGGCAGCATTCGCTGTCTGGCTCGACCCCCATGCCGGGGCACCGCGAAGAATCTGGTTGTCGCCAACCCACATCTGAAACGGCTGGCGTGGTTGACCGAGGGCTGCGCGCAGGGTTCGGTAGTTCCACACGGCGTGCTGAGTTGACAGTGTTGCGCCAGACGCCGCTCCGACGGCGGGTGCAAACGAGTCCCCGGTAGTCAGGCCCACTCCCGAGATGTAGTTAGTTCCACCATCGATTCCATTGTTGATAATCGCTGGTCCGTCGTTGGACACCGACGGAGGCTGTGCGCCGTAGCTCGAGATGTTTCCCGTGCTGGTGTCACCATGAACGTAACAGGTGACCGCGACGACGTACTTGTAGTAGAGGAGGTCCGTGCCGGATTCGTCGTAGACTGGCTCCTGCGAGAAGCTGTCTGTCAGGCAGTTGACCAGATCAACATCGCCGTAGCGAATGTGAGTTCTGACGAGGGTTGGCATGATCTTCTATGGGAATTGTTGATTGCCCGGTGCTGGTTGATGTAGATCGGGTCGGAACCCCATATTCGGGTCTGTTGGATCTATAACCGCACCTTGCTGGAACTGTCTGAGTAAAGCCCGGTACTCAGTGCTGGACTTCTTCTTGTCGTCGATGGCGATGTCTAGGAACTTGCTGAGATACTCCGTGATGATCTTGAGAGGTTGAACAATAACATTTGCTAGCGTGAGCAGTCCCGTGCTGAGAAGGTTCTTGATGTTGTTGGAGAGTTGCTGGATCGGTTGCGTGTTTTCCCGCAATTCCATCAACTCGTCGGTCATCATCTGAAATGACGCCTCCGTCCCGCGAGCCTGTTGCAAATTCAACAGGATGGCCTGACGTTCTAGGTCTCCGAACGCGGCGGCGATCCGACCGCTGTAATTCTTGAGGTGTTCCTGTGACGCTGCGAGAGACTCAGCCCATTTCTTTGAAATAATCGGCAGCATCACCGCAAACGTGATGATGTCTCTAGTAGCGTTCTTCATTTCCCCGCCGAGTTTTGCGAGCGATGAATTGGCGCGCAGTCTCGTGCGCTCCTCGTCTTCGCCAAGTTCGATCGACTCGAACTGCTGCTCCTTCTTCTTGCGATTCAGTTCCTCGAACTCGGTGGATGTTGCCAAGGGCGGACGTTCATCGGGAGCGAGTCCGGGCATCGATTCAATTTTCGATTCCCGTTGCTCGGTGGTTAGCGTCGGGGCTTCGCCGGGTCCAAGCATCCGATCCATGAAGCCCGGCTTCTGCTGCTTGATGCGTGCCCGCTGTTCCTTGCCAGCCCTCAGTGACGCCATCATGCGTTGAATCAGACCTTGCGGTGGAGCCGGGGCTGGCGGGGGCTTTGGCTCGACCTTGGGGCCACCTGTCGGAGCCGGGGCTGATGGGCGCGCGGCGGGGGCAACTGTCGGCTTCGGGGCTGATGGGATCAGCGGAGGCAGCGGAGGCAGCGGAGGCAGCGGAGGCAGCGGGGGCTGAACACCGGGGCCGGGGGTCGGCGTCGTGTCCATCCTCTCGGCTTGCATCACGGCGGCGTCTGCGGCCTCGTCAATTCGCCTTCCGGCTTCCACTGTCGGAGCCGGGTATCGATGCGCCGTTGGCTCCGTTACCTCTGGACGCTTGAGGGCATAACCCGCTCTGCCGGGATCAATAACTCGTTCTGTCCGAGTGGCCCGAACACCTGTGGGCCTGCGGGCTGCACTGCCCATCGGAAGTCTGGGAATCGCCTGCGAAGGTCGCGCAGCAGCAGCGGCCCCGCCAAAGCCTCGATGCTCCATCCCCGTCGCAAGGTACATCTCCTCGCCGCCACGGTTCTTCTCGCTAGAAACACCGCTGCGTGCCCCAGCGGCAGCGCCCGATAATCGACCCATCTCCATCGTGATCGTTTGCGAGACGGTGTCTTCAAGACCCTGCTTGGCCTTGGACATCATTCGTTGCCAGAATGCGCCCGCTTGTGATCCCGCACTCTCCTGCCCTGCTGCGGCCGCTGCACCACGGGATGCTGCTCCTCTGGTCGCAACGGCTGCCGGTGCTGCTCTTGTTGCGCCGGTCGATCCGGCTGCTCCTGCCGCTCGACCCCCTGCGCCACCACGCGCCGCACGAGTGAGCTTTCCACCCCTCGAGGCAAGTCGGCCACCGGCCCTCGCCGTGCCGCGAGCGGCGGCGCGCGCCCCCCCGCGCGAGACCGCGCGCCCGCCAGCCTGCGCGGCGGCTCGGGATGCGACCCGACTGCCACCTCTCGCAGCGAACTTAGCTGCGAATTGAGCGAGCAGTCTTCCGATCGACCCCATTATCAGAGTCCTTCCCTGTTGTCGAACGGGTGCGGAAATCCATTCCCGCGTGTCTGCTGCATTCTCTGCCGAGCTTCCGCCGACTGAAACTCTGCATCACCACTCAGGTCGTTTTCGGCGAATGCAGCGTACCATTCCTTACTCAATTTCCCGTCAGAGAGGACTCCGTTGATGGCGATGAGGATTCCACGAGCGTTTCTGACGGCGGCTCGGTTGGTGTTGAGCCAGAGTCCAATGAAGCACTCGTAGGGAATTCGCCCGTCGAAGAAGTGGGAGAGGGCTGCGGCACCATATGCTCCGGCGAAATCGGCGTGGGGTTGCCATTTTTTTTTACACCAACAAGGAACTCCACAAACGATACCAGCAAGGCAATCGTTTCCGCCTCGGTCAGTCCCCGGCTTTTATTCGACCACGCACGGATTCCGAATACATCGCGGATTGCCCGAATGGTGACCTCGGATGCCGCAATCGCGATGTTCCTCTGACCGGCGTTGTCGGAGTCCATCTGGTCGATCAGCGTCGGGTGAAGCTCCCAGTCGAATTCCGGGTGGGCGAGCATCGCGCGGTATGCGCGCAGCGGGTCGACACCTCGCACCTTGTGGCCGTCCCAGAACCGGAAGATGTCTCGGTTTGCTTCACGCCGCGAGAACCACCGGCTTGCCGATGCCAGCCATCCCATGTCTTACCCCGATCAGTTCTAGGCGTGTGTCGCGAGTCCGGAGACATCCTCGTTGAACAGGATGCCGTCGCTCTGGTGACACTCGAATTCAAACATGAGTCTAGCGAACTTTGTCCCCTTGTTGAACTCAACAGGGGATCGGGGTACGGCGAACAGGAAGTTGATCGATCCGGTGAGAGGCGCGTCCACGCCGAGTGTCTCAGCCTTCAGGTGCAACCTAAAGCCCTTGCTGTTCGCGGACAACAGCGTGCCGACGGTGTGAGTTGTGGCAGCATTCTGGTAGTCCCCACCTTGGAACCGGGACAGCAGCACCGACGCGACGAGCTTGTCCCATGACGACAGTTCGAGGCGCACACGGGCGGTCTGGCCGAAATACTGGATGTCGATCGGTGGTCCTTCATCCCCGCCGTTCTGGTCGCCGGGAACGTCTGACATCAACACGTCGTGCGTGATGTCTGCACCGTTGATGGTGTATCCGAGAATCTCCATCGCGCCGGGCGTGCCGGATCCGGTACTAACCTGTATTTGTACCGCGCCGGGAACATGAATGGCGTGCGCCATGTGTTACTCTCCTTGTGTTACCTATTACCCGGCAATCGTCTGCCCGGATAATAATGCCTCACTCGGTCTCGCATCAGGTTGAGATGAGTCTGAAAACGTATCAGCGTCGGCCCATCGACCGTCGGGTTTCCCGCGTTTCGGTTGCCAACGATGTTGAGTACGTTCTGTCCGTTGCGCAGACGCTCGAGGTGGGACTCGGCCAAGTCCTGTTGCGCACTCATCCGATCGGGGTCGAATCCCGGTCGCCGTGCCAGCAGGAACGCCATCGCGATGTCGCAGGTGATCCTCTCCAGAAAATTTGCGCTGTTTCCGGTCAGTGATTCCAGATCGGATGGCTCGTACCGGTTGCCCACCAGTAGTGCCCCTTCTATCGACCCGGACGCATCCTCCAGCGCAGTCGTCACCATCGGGTGCGTCACAAGGTCGATCGGCGAGGCTTGGTCGTCGGTATCGCTCACTAGGTCGCCAAGATCGCGAGCATCGTACCGCTCCAACAACTGCGCGGACGTGGCATACGTCGCCATCCGGTACGACTCCTATGCGAGTGTATCGGTGAACAGGAATCCCGAGACCGGCGCGGTCATCACCACGTCGTAATTCTCGACCACCCGCAGAAGAGTCCGTCGATCCTTCTCGTCACGCAGAGTTTCAACCGTCATTTCCTCGTGCATGAAAACGGTGCAGGTGGCGAAGCTCGGACTTCCAAACACCCCGATCAACCCGCCGGGTCGGGCCGTCATGAACGCCTTGTCGTCGGAGAGAACGAACGCGCGACTGACCGAGGCGGCACCCTTGCGGCTGCTGACCTTGACGGTCTTCTCGATCACGACCGGGAAGCCGTACAGCTTGTCGGGCAACCCGTAGATCGCGTTGTTGCCGGGAAGCTCGCCGCGAATCTGAGCGAGCGCGTCGGGCGACCCCTTGATGTGTTCAACGATTTCCGCTGTCGCCGAGAGTTCCTTGGCGAGACCGGGACTCATCACCAACACCAGATCGTTGATGTCGATCCCGGCGAGCGTGTCCTTCAGGATCACGTTCGCCGCGTAATTCAACGACTGCTTGATGGCCTGATTGCCCACTGTCGCAGCGTCCCAGTACGCATTGCCGACATCGGCATGGTTGACGGCCATCGCGTGGGTGGAATCGTAGTTCGACGCCGTGGTCAGCACGGTGATCGCCTTGACAGTCCTGCCGGTCATGGCCTGCTGCGCCTTCTTGGCGGAGTACTCCTGACGAATGTCCCACGACGCCTGATCGATCGTCAGGTCACCGAGAGTCACCGGGAAGGCGAACCGCTCACAGCGGAATTCCTTCCACTCGTGCGATTCCGTCCCCTCGAATCCCTCGGGGGCGGCGGCACCGTCGGCCCACGAGAAGTTCGACAGGTCGGTGTTGAGAATCCGCCCGGCTTCTTCGAGCGTGACCTCCCGGTAGTATCCGGCCACCTTGTCGGCGGGCTGGATCTGGGCATAACTGTTGATCGCGAAATCCTTCACGTTCCTCGAGAAGTCAACAGTCATCTTGCCGCTCGATTCGTGATCCTTCACGAACACGTTTTGATGACTTGGGTATTGGGCGACCATGCCGGTTACTCCTTCTGTTTGTAGGTAGTCTGACTTCTGTCAGTCGAGGGCGTACACCAGAGAGATCAGATTCCGCTTCCAAGTACGACCTGAACGAGAACGAGTTCACCGGCAACCCCCGCTTCGAGAGCGATCGCGCCGTGGTACTTTCCAGCGGTGACCGCAATCCCGTCACCGTCGGAGTCCGACATGAGCAACTGACCAGCCGTGACCGTGGCACCCGCTCGCAGCAGGCATTCCTCGGCGAGACTGAAGACGTTCAACTGCTCACCAGACTGGGCAGCTTCCACCGGATCCGCGATCACGTCGGGGATCGGGGGAGTCCGTCCACCAGCTTGTGAGATTCCGATCGGCATCGCATCGCCGGTCGTGGCTTCCTGAACCGTGCTGTTGCCACTGATGTTGACGAAGCGGCTGACCCGGATCGTCCCACCTGATTTGTAGATTTTTGGCATCTGAGCCTACTCCAATTTCGTGTTCTCGTTGTCGGGTGACGATCGTTACCCCGCGCGGACAGCCTCGAGGGCTTCGACGTAGGTGATGGTGTTGCCCTTGTCGCGCTCCCTCATGCAGTGGGCGACGGCCGCGTCGGCAGTGTCCTTCGCGTACCGATCCGACTGAACCGTGTCAGCACTGAGGTCCGGTGTGAACAGTTGCGGAGTCCGCTCGGCCAGCGGGATGCGAGAGTAGTTCTCGGCGATCACGTCGAGATGATCCTCGAACTGCGGCGAAGACATCATCGAGCATCTCTCGGATTCCTTCGCCAGATCGAGGACGTACTCGAACGAGAGTTGCTGGATTTTCGCGTACCGCTGGGCAGCGACCTTCTCGATTTCGATTCCGTCGAGTCGGGACTTCAGCTTGTTGTGAGCGTTCGCCAACCGAGAATATCGGGTTCGCTCGCTTCGCAAACTGCTGCGCAGCTTGGAGAACTTCATCAGGCCGGGGTCGGCGACATCGGAGTCCTTGGTTGCTTCACCGAGGTTGTCTGCGGACACCGACGCTTCTTCGAGTGCTTGGTAGAGGCGAGCCTGATACTCCTCGGATTCCTCGTCTTCCTCGTCCTCGTCCTCGTCCTCGAGGTCGATGTCGATCTGGACGCTGTCATCGTCGTCGGCGTTGTATTCGTCGGCGAGTTCCTCGTCCTCCTCGTCCATATCAACGTCGATCTGGACTTCATCATCATCGTCGTGATCGGCTTGGAACAGGACTTTCCCAGCAAGACCATGAGCGGCCCCGGCGACTTTCCCTCCCCCACCAATGAGTCCGTACCGTCGTTTTCTGTTGTGTCTTCGCATTTGTTCCTGTTCCTGTTCAGGCGGTGGTTCGGCTGGCGCGAATGGCGCGGGGATCTGTGCTTCCGGGGCCGGGGTGGCGACCGGCGCGCCTCCGGGGACCGGAGGTGGTGCAGCACCATCCGGGGCGGCGGGGAAAGGCGACACCGGCGCACCCTCTTGTGGCGGCGGTTCCAACTCGGCGAGATCCGGCTGCGGCACGGTGGGCTGTGGCTCGCTGTTCATCTGGTTCTTGACCCATTCGACCCAATCGAGTTGCTCGACGGCATCAACGATGGCCTGTACGTCTTCGGGGCTGAGAGCCATGTTGGTCGCTCCTCCATTGCCGTTCCCGTCGGCTTGGTTTTTATCTGGTTTCTGGGCTAGTTTCGATCCGATGTAGGTTGCACCGCCTGCCAGCGCTGCTCCGGCGAGGGGACCGAGGTATCTGTCTTGTTCAGTCATTGGGGTTATCTCACGAGTGATCCAAGTTTTCGTGCCGCCCCGGAGACCTTCTTGACCCCCGACCGGGCTAGCGCCTTGCCAGCACCCACGGCGGCGCGCCCGGCGTGCTGACCAGCCCTCTGCGCCGCCGCGCCTGCTACGTCAGTTGCAGCTTTCTTGAATCCTGTCGCAGCTTTCTTGACTCCTTCGGAGGCGTAGTCCTCGGAATGCTCGTGGTCTTCACCGCAGTCGTACTTGCGAGGTCCAAGCTCTAGGTCTTTTCTGACCTCGGCGATTGACTGGGGAACCAAAGCCGTCGGCACACCCTGAGACGACAGCAGTCTTCCCAGACCCGCATCGCTCGGGTGCTTGTTGGGCAGATGCCGCCTGACCCAATCAGACACGTTGAGAACTCCGATCGCCGAACCTTCGGAGATGTCCGCCCCAGCTTCGTATGAGGTTCTGAATCGTCCTTGTCCGGGGCAGGGTGGGCAGGACTTGAGTGCCGAACCAGCAAGTGCCCCGAGTCCGGCGGCTACCCAAGGGTTGACGCCGTACTTCTTTTTCTTGTTCAGGTCGTCGCTCTTGGGACTGACCGTCATCGCGCCGGGGAAGGTCGCCGTGTATTTCTCGACCACCTGTCCATCGAATCGTCTGGCGAACCGCGTCATGCCCATGTCAAGCCGGGGTGTTTCAGCACCGAGCGCGGCGATCGGATCGAAGAACCGATCTTCCATGCGCTCTTCCAGCCAGACCTCGGGTGACCGCCGCCTGAGCTTTCGCAGGCGATCGGCATCTTCGCGATGCCACCACTCGTCCGTGAAGATCGCCCAGCGCGGCGTCTTGTTTCCGATCTTCCCTAGACGGTATGGGCCGGAGTACCCGAGAACGTCGGGCATCGCGGCACCAGCAGCCGCTTGTGCTTTGTCCGGCGTGTGCCCGTCGGTGATGGGTGAGAAGTCTCCGGTATCGTGGATGCGATCGTTGCAGCGTTGCGCGATCGCAGCCAGTGCATTGCGGTCGTAGACCACCACGTCGCCGTCTCGATCTCTGGTCGTATGCTCGGCAAAGATCGGAACGTCACGGACCCGCATAAACTGGTCGTTCGAGAATCTCTGGATCGCCTTGCGTTCGATCGGCGTCTCGCCTCGAACAGATCGCCACTGCTGGAAACACTGCGCTTGCTTGTCGTCGGTTTCCATCCCGGTCCCGAGGTCAGCATGGCACCGTTCGGTGAAACTGACCTCGGTTTCGTTTGGCAACGGGTTTGTCATCATGGCAATAAAAAAAGCCCGCAGCCCCCCGGCGAGGGGATGCGGGCGCGGTTGTTCCGTGGACCCGATTCTAGTGTCGAATTGTCTGCTTCAGGTCGGCGTTGATGCCGATGATGAAGTTGTCTCTAAGTAGGATAGTAACTTCGACATGACCGTGGAAGCCCTTTTTCACGATTGCGTCGTCGAGCAGCGCATCCAGTTGCAGATGCGCCCTCTCTCGCCACCTCCGGTTTCGATCACCCTTGGTTGACGACGAGGCATTTTTGTTGTCCACCTGTGTTGCTGTCAAGGTCATCTGTTGTCGAGGGGGATGATCGGATCGACGCCGAATAGCTCACCGGCTTTCAGCAGCGCCGCACGCCCCACGCCTCCCTGCCACTCGCGTTCCTCGACCGGGATCACCTTGTTCAATGCCTCGGCGAAATCCGGGTCATCGTCGCAAACCCACTCCTGCTCGTCGCCGTCCACGGCGATGCGACCGATGCCGTCGAGGTTGATCCATCCGATTGCTGGCATCACAGACCTCGCAACGTGGCGATGACAAAGCGGAAGTATTCCGGGTCGGACTTGGCGAATCCCGTCGGGTCTTCGAACAGGCGCTCGACACCCATCGAAATCACCTCGGTGGCGGTGATTCCGAATCCAAACGACCCCATCGTTGCCTTGGGGTCATCGCCGTAGGACGAAGTCTTGTAGAGCTTCCCGGCGTAGGCCGCACGTTGCTGCGAGTCGCCCCGCTGCTTGCCACCGAAGGCGTCTCGCATCCTGTCGGGGTTGCCGTACTCGTCGAGATCGTACCAGTCGCCGTATCTATACAGCGGCCCATCGTCGTCCTCGTTCATCCGCGACATGAGGAACCCGAGCGACTTGAGCGCGTAGGTCTTCGTGGCACCGTATTCGATGTGGTGCCCGAACTCATGGGCGACGGTGACGGCGGTGACACCCGGCGTCAGACGAAGTTCCTGATCGCTGTCCGAGTAGCTCGACCGGTACTTGTGTCTCCCGCTGCTCGGTCCGATGTTGACGTGCCTGACCTTGTACGCCAGTCTCCCCGAAGGAATCCACCCGGCCACCTTCTCGACGGCCTTGGTGATCATCTGTTTCTTGTCGTCAGAGAAGTGCCCCTTGGAGAACGTCAGTTCGACCTGTTGGCTGGTCCCCTCGGGAAGCGTGAGCGCGTCGTGGACCGCGCCGTTACGCTTCTTGCGTAGGTCGTCCCGGTCATCCCTGACCTTCTCCATCAGACGCTCCGAGTCGCCAAGCTCTTTCAAGTACCGCTTCCGCTCTTTCGAGAGGTCGTTGGCGGACAGTCCCTTGCGTCGCTTCTGGTGCTCGCTGATGATCTCCAAGGCGATGTCGTTTGCGTCATTGATCCCCTTGTCGAGCGCCTCGATCTGTTCGTCCCACACGTCGCTGGTGAGCACTTCCTGACGAATCGACTCGGACGTTTCGTGGAATCGCTCCTTGGCGGTCTCGTAGTCATGCGAGATCGCCTTCTTGTTTTTGAACAGTTCAGACCGCCAGTTCCGCATCTCACGACCGCTGATGTGAGCGGCGAGCAGCCGCGACGCCCGGCCTTTGCGGCCCCACTGGAAACAGCGCGCGTGTGACTTGAGTATCTCGCTCGGGATGTCCTTGACCAGTTCAACGAACCGGCGCTTCTCGTCGGCGCTGCCCTTGTCGTGGGGTTTGAGCTTGCTGCCCAACCGCGCGTAGAACGACCTGACGCTGTTGATATAGACCTCGTCGGAGCGCGGGCGAAGTTCGCGATCCCAGAGGTCGCTGTGTTCGAGCGCCCTGAGCACCTTGGAGTCTTGTGACGTTTCGGACAGCATCGCCGCCCCGATCAGCTTTTGCCGACGCTCGACCATCTTCCCAAGTGCCCGCTCTGCACCTCCCGGCGAGTAGTACTTCTCTCCCCACGGAGTCGTGAACTCCACATCCGCAGCCGCGTGGTACGCGGCGTACGTATCCTTCCACGCTGCCCGGTCTTCTTCGCTCTGCGGGTGTTGGTTGACGTGAAGCTCCTCGTTCAGCCTGACGACCTCGTCGGCCTTGGCCTTCGCCGCCTCGTAGGCTGGCTCGATCTGGTCCCAGACCCAGAGCTTCCACTCATCCCGGAAGTCCTCGATCGTTCCTTTGAAGACCGCGCGGGGTTTCTTCCTGTTCGCCTTGGACTTCTTCTTGGGCTTCTTCTTGGCAGGCTTCTTTGGTGCAGACTTCCTTTCGCTCTTGGGTCGGTGGTCGTCCCAATCCTCTGGTTGTCCTCCGCTGCCCGAGGTGGTGGAGAACTTGCCGCCCTCGTCACGCGGGCAGTCGTCCAGTGCCGCTTCGGGTCCGCATCGATGACGGCGATCGTAGAACCCCCTCTGCAACAGTTCGCGGAAGCTGCGGACCTTGCTCGCGCGCGAGAACCGCCGAGAGAACTGGGCCACGGTGTCCTCGGGTTCCGACGGGTCGAGCATATCGAGCACGTCGGGGTGGACGCCCGGCTGGTGCTCGGACATCTCCACGAACAGGGTCGGCTTGTCACTCACTCGTCACGCCCTCGGTGTCTTCCCACGGCCCCCAATGCTCCGTCTGCGACATCCATCCCGCCATCTCCGCGTCGTCGTAGGTGTGCTCGACAGACACATCGCAGAACTGGTAGTAGCTGGCCTTGTCGTAGAACTGCGTATGTGTTCCATCATAGACAACGTCGCCGATCTCGACCCACGCATGAGCGATTGGGATGTTACCCATCGTCACCGTACCGTGGACGAGACGCATCTCTCGGAAGTCGTCGTTGCCTGCCGAGAACATATTATCCAGCATCAGCCGCCCGGCTTCCGGGTAGCAGTCGCCGGGCATCGGGGTGCCCAACGGCCTGTCGATCAGGTTCTTCGCTCCTTCGGGTGCGTCCGCGATCGTGGGATGCGAGAACAGGTGCGGACTGTGCTTCTCGGCGTAGGCCGTCGCTTCGGCGTGGATCTTCTGACCCTCCTTGGCCGAGACGACTTTCCCGCCGCCCGAGGTCTTCCCCCCGCCAGCCTTGGTCGCGAAGCGCCCGCCCTTGTCCCGCTTGATCTTCGACTCGTCGAACTTCCTGCCGTAGAATCCTCGGCGGTAGAACTCCTTGTCGAGCTTCTCCGCGTCATCGTCGTCAAGTCCGAGCGCCTCGCTGCTGTCGTCGGTGCGCTTCGGCCAGTCGGCGTTGTGAACCAACTCGTCGAAGTCCAGTACGAGCACGTCCGGGTCGCGGTCCTTCGCGTACCACGCCGGGCTGTCGTATCCGGGAGTGCCAACCAACCGGCCACTGGTGAGCAGATCGTCACCCCGACCCTCGAACAGTGCGCCCGTCGGCCCCTTCCACTTGCTCTTGAGGTGCTCGCGGTACGCCAAGCCAGCAAACTGTTCGGGGTCCACAACGAGATGCTGCTCCTCTGGTCGCAACGCAGGGTCTTCGCCCACACGATCAATCCAGAAGTGCGTGTCTCCGTCGTGCGGCATCACGACGACTTCGGATTCAGTCAGGCAGCCCACCCCCGTGGTCGGCATACTGAGGATCGCCTCGATGGGAACGTGCGACGCTGCCACGACAGAGGCGGTTCCCCGCGCGAAGCTGTTCGGCCCCCCGCTCGCGAAACTGGTGGCCGTCGAGAGGGTCATCGAGTACGAACTCATCGGCTGGAACAGCGCCTCGGCGTGAAGGTGCTTCGAAGGGACGAACTTGCGCAGGTCGTCTCTTGAAATATCGAAGATACCCTCCGGCGGCTTGCGGCCATCCTCTACCCAGTTCATCCCTCTGAACAGGGTGATCGTGTCGCCCGGCTTGAAGCCCATTTCCTTGAGTTTGTCCTGCGTGTTCTCGTACTGAGACCTCACGAAGTTGCGCATATCCTTGGCGATATGCCCTTGGTAGAACTCTCGCGCCTGAGTCCTCGGCTCGTTGCCGTCCTTGATGCGCTGCCACTCTTGGCTGGTCTTCTCCCATTCGAGATAGGGTTCGTGGTCGGTCGCAGACTTGTAGAGCGCGTCGTAGAAGTGCCGCACGTTCGTGTCGTAGTCCGCCTCGGGGTCGAAGCCGACGTGATCTCTCACGAAACCGGGGTCGCGATAGTTGCCGCCCGGCTTCTCGCCGCGTGCCTGAACATTGAGATACTCCATCTGGCGCAAGTGGCCGGACCACAATTCCTCGGTGACGTTCACCGTCCGAGTTCCGGCGGTCAACTCTCCAGCCTCGTCGCGCCCGTACCACCCCTCTTGGGCAACCTTGAACGTCACCCCCTGATCATCGCGAGGGTCGTAGTCCGTCAGCGTGTCATCATCGACGGCCTTCCTCATGCGAAGATTGTCATCGACCAACTTCGCAAACTCGTCGGCGTTCGCGATCGGTGGCCGTCCGCTCGGTGACCACGGGCCGGACGTGACTGCGCGTTGAACATTACGCGCCGCCATGACGTGCGTGGGAAAGCTGGTCGACGGCATCTTTCTGTCGTATGCCTGCGGAGACGTTTTCGACAGCACCCGATACAGGTCTTCGAGTTCAGGAATGTCCGGCAACGGTTCTGGTTCGAAACGAGGGTCCGGGTCCATGCCGAACTCCTCGGCAGCGGCCAACTGCATCGCGATCGCTTCGAGGTGTTCGTCGGCGGAAGTCGTCGCCCACAGATCCACCCACATCCTGACTGCGCGTTCGGCAGTATGCCGACCACGGGGGTGGGCTGCCTGTGACCGCCCGCCGAGGGATGGGTCACGCTTCACCATCCGCTCGGTCAGGGACTTGTTGAGCGCAGCCTTCGATGCGTTTCGCGCCTCTTTGCTGAACAGTGACGGGTGAGGCACATCCCCCTCGTCGGGGCTGTGGGTGCTCCCATACCAGAACGCCGCCGCGCGCGCGTCGGCCTCGTCTCCTCCCTTTCCTAGCGAGTCCTTGAGTATCTCGATCACCGAGTTCGTGAGGCCGTCCTGAAACTTCTCAAGGTTTCGCATCGACCCGACGGTGTCGGTCTTCACCTTCCCGGTGCCCGCCTTGGTCGAGAACCGCCCGCCTTCGTCACGCTTGATCTTCGATTCGTCGAAGGGCCGCTTGTAGAACCCTCTCCGGCAGAACTCCCTGTCGAGCGGACTACGGTCAGTGAAAACCTGCAACTGCTTGCGATAGATGTCTACGATGTCAACAGCATCACCGGACCACGTTCTCCACTCGCCGAGCGCGGACATCTGATGACCCTGAGCACCGTCGACCGGGGACACCTCAACCGTCTTGATCTGAGACTCGTCGATGTTCGCCAACGCCTCGGGGTCGGACAGGAAGAAGCCGGGGTTCATCGGACCGCCCGCGTACTCGCGGAAGGTGAGGTAGTTCTTGTACATCTGGAAGCGGTCGTACAGTGCGTCCTCTGGAGGTTGGGCGCGTTCCCACGCAGCAAACTTTCCCGGTGCCGTCTCGTGTGCTCCCTCAATCACACGCCACTCACCCGCACCATCCTTGGGTTTCTCGTCCTTCATCTCCTCGGCAGTCTTCGGCCACCCGTGACGGTACTCGGTGCCATCCATTGCGCGCTTCATGCCCGGAGGAAATTCGTCTCCCTCTTCCCAGTTCCGATCCCACATCGAGATCAGGTCTTTCAGGAACGGCTTACCGTTGGTGGATCCTCCAGTGCGAGCATCCTCGACCAGATCCTGTGGAGTGATCTCTCCCCTCGCGAACTTGCGACCCTCCTTGAGCAAGCTGACGATAGCGTCGGCCACCTCCTTGTCCTCAGTGAAGCTGACCGTGTCGTCGTCTCCTCCACCAAGCCCCAGCCCGGCCTCCTGACCCAACTCGACCCTGCTCTTGAGTCCGGTCTCCCTCACGGCATCGGAAGCGGTCGTCGCGTGGTACATCTTCTCGGGTAACTCGACCACCCCCTGAATCCCATCCGGAACACCGACGGCGAAGAATCCCATCTTGTCGGCTACCTTGGCATCAATCGCCCCGGTAGCGATTGCCAGACGTACCTGTTCCTTCCACTCACTCTCCCGGATTCTGTCGTGTCCGAACGCCCGGCGCACGACCTCCTTGCCGAACTTCTCATACAAGTCGTCGAGTCCGAGATCTGATTCAAACACCTCGGGGTGGGGATTGTCGAGTCGTGCGAACTCCTTCACCGGCATCCTCAGCGCGGGGAACTCGGACAGCTTGTGTCGCTTGGCCCGCCTCGACTTCTTCTGGTCGGCAGGCGACGACCCGCCCCCAGCAGACTCCGAGAACTTCCCATCGTCGGCGCGCGGGTGCTCGTCCTCCTTCCAGCGCGCATAAAACTCGCGAGCGAGCAAAGTTCGCACACTGCGAACCCTGCTCGCTCGCTGCACGGCGTGTCGGATGGTCTGGCTACTTCTTGCCATCGTCCTTGAGTTGGATCAGGTACGGGAAGCGCTTGCCCTTGGGTACATCGTCCGACGGAAACTCGACACCGCTGTCGTCAATCGGCAACCGCCTCAGTTCCTCGTCGCTCGGCATCTTCACCTTGCGGTCCATCGCCCATTCGATCTTCGCCCGTTTGGCCCACGTTCTCATTCTGCGAACGGGTACGATCAGGTTGAAGCTCTCCCCGGCACCGCGCACGAGCATACCGATCAGACGCCCGTCTGTCTTGTAGACACCGCCGCCACTCGAACCGGGAAACGCCGGGCACGTCGTTTGATCGAAAACCGTCTTGCCGATCAGTCGACCATGTTGGGACATGATGCCGCTCGTCATCGAGTTCGACCCCAGACGACCTCCGAGCAGGCTCCCGACGTGGTACAACCGGGTTCCCAACGGCGGGATCGGTTTGTCGAGGTAGAACTCCACGCTGCTCTTGATGAAGCCGCGCTTGCGCACGCGCAGGAGCGCGAGATCCTCTCCGTGGTCGGCGTCGGAATAGCGGATGACGGCCGCTGACATCTCAAGAACGCCGACGGTGCGTCCATCTTCGATGAGCGTCTTCACAACCTTCGCGTCCTTGAACTCGATCACCGTCCGCTTCGATCCAGTCTTCGCGTCAACCACCTGTCTTGTGCTGCGAAGGTCATCAATCACATGGGCTGCCGTCCACACGAACGTCTGGTCTCCTCGGACGAACGCCACGCCGGAACCCTCCGACGAGGACGCGCGTATCGTCACCGAGATGTCTTGAAGGTGTTGGGGAACGCCAGCCTCCGGCGTGCAGTCCTTCTCGGCGTCTGCGGCGGCGATCATGGAGGTCGTCACCGGGTAGCCGCCGGGTGAAATCGGGATCAGGCCGAGCGTGGCAATCGACAGTGCTGCTAGAACGAGGAACGGTTTCATCGGTCACTCCTTTGACCAGAGGGTTGTCAGTCGTCTTGACTGTCTGTCGTGGTGTATTCGTCATTCTCCATTTCATCCCACATCGCGTCGAGGTCAGCCAGTTCCTCGGGCGACAGGTCCGGCTCCTCGACCAGAGCGGTGGCCTGTTGTGGGGGCGTGTCCTTGTCTTTCTGGTACTGGTCGGGGAGCTTCCGCGCTGCCACCTTGCGGCGGATGTACTTGTCGAGAATCTTGCTGCTCTGAGAGCCTTCGCTCGTGTCAAACACGAGATGGACGATTCTGCCGAACTTTGTCCACCACGCACGGCCCTCCTTATGCTTGAGCAGTTCGAGAATGTCGACGCTGCATTCATCCTCGAGTCTGAATGCAGCGTCAGGACAGTCGCCTGACAGTCCCAACTTCTCCAGCAGGTCCGGGGAAACTTCGCTACCGTCGACTGTTTCGAGCAGGTCGAAGATGTCAACGCTGGCCCCGCCGTATCCCATCTTCGGCCAGACATCGTAACCGACCACTGGAGATAGTCCCTCCCCACCCTCCCCAAGTCCCGGTCCCTGCCCCGCCGCCGATACTTTGATTTCAGCAATTCCTTCTTCGCGACAGAACTGAACCTGCTTACTCAACATTCGCGACCCGATACCTTGTCCCTGATATTCAGGTTTCACCCTAAGCGTCTGGTTTGTAACCGTTCGGGTTCCATCTCCCTGAAAGTAAAACATTCGATTCGCATGCACCTTTTCATGTTGGACCGTCACATCGGCGACCCAAGTTCCCGTTCTGGTGTCACTGGACAGCAAGACCCACACCTTCGCGTCATCGGGGGCACCGACCAGACTCGCCATACGGGAAATGGGAATTCCCGTAGCCTTCGTGAACAGCTTCGAATTCACCCCCGGAGTGCGCGACCCCACGGGGATGGGGATCCGACCGAAGCTCCTGTGCCCGTAGCGCACGCCTCCGCTGGCGACCTTGGCCTTGGATGGCTGGATGTTCGGGCTGGATACCGGATCCTTGTCCTTCACGCCCGCGTACTGGACTTCATCGAAATCGTGAGCCGCGTCGAGCAGATCGTGGATGTTGGCCTGAACTTGTAGCAACAGCATCTTCGAGTTCGGGTCGATAAGACGCTGTGCCGCCCACCTGTGGTGTCCGTCGAGGATGTGCCCGTCCGCGCTCGCGAGGACGCGGCTGTCGGACTTGGACGGATCGAACTTTCCATCGCGCATCGCCTGTGCCATCCCGTGAACCTTGTCCCAGTTCAGTTCCTCTTGAGTCCCCTTCAGATCTTGGACCGACACCGACGCTTCCTTGATCTCGATACCCTTTGCTTGTAGCTGTTCGACGAACGGCTCGATGTTGTCGGCGGTGATCTGTGGCATATCGTGTCTCTTCAGGCCGATGTTATCCTCGAGGATCTGGGCCTCCCGTGACTCCTGATCAGAATCGGGTTCCGCTTGGCCGGGCGCGGTGGACGTGCCCCCGGCACTGGAGAAGCGACCGGGATGCTTGGCATCACCGCCACGGTTCACCGTGGACTCATCCCACGTCTTCTTGTATATCTCTCGTCCCTGCTCCTCGCTCGCGAGCGGAACCAACGGGAGATCGGCAATCACGCCGTCTATCTCGACACTCCCCCGGAAGATTTCAGGAATCATACCAACTCCCTGTCTTTCCAGAATGCGTAGACGTTCGGGTATTCCTCCCGAATCTTATTGCGGTCCTTGCGGGTCAGGATCAGTCGACCGAACTCCGCGAATCCTTCACGGGCATCTTGGCTCGCGTGGTTTGTGAGTTCGCCATTTGAAAGGTCCACCTTCCACGCCTGTTTCCAGTCCTCCTCGCTGGACAGGTGTCCGCTGAACCGACCATCGATGGCGTGTGTCATCGCGTGAGCAAAAATGTGTACCATCCGCGCACCCTTCGGAAGCCCGCCTCCCCCGTGGTCCGTGTAACCGTGGGGGTCGATCATGTGCAAGCTGGCCGTGTGCGGATCATAGGCCGCGATCGGGTGACCATCCCTCCCCCAGCCTATGCTGCCCATCAGGCCGATCGATTCGTCCATCGCCTCCCGGCTCCCGTGGAACAACATCTGCTTGACTGATCGGGACATCCGGCGGCGACCGCGTTGGGACATCTTGTTGGTAAGGTCTGTCACCGCTCGACCCATGACCTTCCGGCGAGCGGCAGTGCTGACCCCACCTGATTTGATGGCCGAGTGTTCGAGACCTTGCTTGCGTCTCTCGCCGAGTTCGGCCCTCACCGTTGCCGCGCCTTTCTCCATGCGCCACAGCCTCTGGGGTACTCCCGGCGCATCGGGGTCTTCAGGAAGCTCTGCCATGATAAGCCATGTATCACCGCCGGGCATCTTGATTTTATCATTCGCCTTCTTGCGGCTGCGCGTCGTCGCGGGTGCGTCCTTGCCGGGAGCCGCTGCGCCGCCCTTTGTGGCAAACTGTCCCTTGTCGTCGCGCTTGATGTTCGATTCTTCAAACTGCTTCCGGTACTGCGCAGCTTCGGTCGATCCGAAATTGAAGTTGAGCATGAACTTGGAACACGGCTTGCCGCCTTCCTCGCAGAACTCGGTGTAGAAATCGCTGGCGTCCTGCCGGTAGTCGAACCCGGACCCCTTGTGGGCCTGCCCCTTGTTATCGCCCGTCGTGTAGACAAAGTGGTTCTGCCCAGCATCGGACCAGATCACCGAATCCTGATTGTACTTCTCGCCCATCTCGACCATCTCGCCGCGTGACGCCTCGGGGATCATCACCAGAATCGCCGCTTCGTCGTGACCCTCGTATCGCCCGTTGCCTTCCGAGAACACGAAGCCGCGAGCTACGAGGTCGTCCTTCAGCTTGTCGTGGCGGGCTGCCGCCTGCTCGGGCGACATATCCGGCTCGTAGTTCGGGTTCTTGCCCGCGCTGATCAGGCCGACGATGCCGTGCTTCAGCAGGTCGTCGACTTCCTCAAGCGTGAAGTGGACGTGCTCGCCCTTGCCCGGTTCGCGGCGTGCGATCTTCTCGGCCAGCCCGCCGACCTTCAGCCGCTTCCCCGCCTCGGCGGCGTGCTGTCGCCACACGTCGGGAACCTGCGGCTTGATCGGCAACTTGTCGGGCGCGGTCGTTGTTGCCGATCCACCGCCTGAGCCGAACTTCCCATCAGCAGCACGCGGGTGATCGGCTTCCCGGAACTTCGCGTAGTCCTCGGTCAACTCGTCGTAGGTATCCTGTTCTGCCTCGGTCCACTTGCTGAAGAAATCCTCGCCGTACTTCTCGTCCATCTCGAACGTGAAGTCGGACACATCGTCATACGTCTTCTTTGGTTCGGGCTTCTTCTCTGCCGACCAGACCTCTACCTCATAGCCCCATCCGGGGAGCGGCTCACGATAGCTTTCGCCCACACCTCTCCTCAGATTCACGTCGTCGAAATCCCCCTCAAGACCAATGTAGGCGATTCTGTTTCCGGGGGTTGATCGCTCGCCAGCCCATTTTCCAGTTTCGAGAATCTCCTTGAACTCCTTGATAGACCCTCGCCACCTCTCAACGGCGGTGTTCTCGTTTTCCCACGCGACCCTGACCATGACACCCGACGACCGAACCGTTCCCGTCAGGCCCATGTTGCGAGCCTGCTGTTTCAGTTCCCAGATCGCGTCGTCTCTCAGCTTGCGAACCTGAGCTTTGAGTTCCTTGACCTTTCCGACCTTCCATCCTGTCTTGATGTCCTCGGAAGACCAGAGACCCTCGTCGGTCTCGTCGGCGGCACTCCCGCCGCCTGCCTTGTCCGAGAACTGGCCGCCCTCGTCGCGATCGTGCTGCGACTCATCGAACTGCTTGGCGTATGTGATGCGAGGGTCTTCTGGATCGAAGTCGCCCTTGTTGCCGATCGCCGACTTGATCTGTGTCGGCTCGAACGCGATGAACGTCGTGGCCCGAAGATTGTCGGAGTAGTAGTCGTTGAACTTGATCCCGTCGAACCCGGCACTCACAGCCTGCGCTCGCAGAACCTTCACAATCTCGTACTGGTTGAGAATCTGGTAGAGGTCGCGGCCCGCAACCGGGAAGTCCCGCATCGACACGTCCAGACCGTTGTCTTTCAACAGCGACACCAGCTTCTTGGTGCTGACCCGGCGCGCTGGCAACGAGGTCAGGTCGAGCGGGTTCTCCATCTTCGCGAAGACAGGCTTGATCTGTGAGCCGACCCCGAGACCTTTCTTGCCCTTGTATCCGAATAGGTAGTCTGGCTCGTTTCTGTCCTCGTGAACCTCCCGCATGAGTTCCCGTGCTGACTTGATCGCACCCTTGACCTCGGACTTTATCCCCTTTTGCTTCATGAGACCCTTGGGGTCTTCGATGCTCCAATCGAACTTGCCACCGATCTCGTCGGCCAAGTACATGGCGTGCTCAAGGTCCAGCCCGGTTGCGATAGCCATCCCGCTGGGCTTGTGTGTCACGCTGTAGTAAGTCTCGTCTGGATCGTGGACGGGAAACATCCCGCTCCCTTTCTCAAACGGGGTGTGCGACCCACTAGCCAAGACGAGATCGTGGTGTGGGGTGATGTATCCGGACCGGTCCTCCATGCCGTCCTGAGTCCCAATCTGGACCGTGGCCTTCTTGTAGTCGAACAGTTCCACCGTCGGTTTATTGAGTGGCTTTCCAGACACAGCGAACTCGGACGCGAACTTGGGGTCGTCGCTCAGGTAGTGCCAACCGAGACCGGCCAGCCCCTCGTCGTCGCCACGCCAGAACTTACCGAACGTCTCGAAGCTCTGGTCGGTCCCGTGGTAGAGACGCAGCGGCTCGCCCTGATCGTCAATGACCTTCGAAGCGCCAAACCACTCCGTGAACTTCGGCGTGTCGGTCTGCTTCCCCTTCGACTTCTGCTCCGACGAGCCGTCTCCTGATTTCTCAGAGAACCGACCGGGGTGCTCGGAGTCACCGCCACGACTCACCTTCGACTCGTCGAACTTAGCGTGCCGCTTGGCGTACTTGTCGTCGGTTTCGGCCCCCTGAACAAACCCAGAATCATGCACACCCAAGTACCAGTCGGCTTCCGGGAAAAACCCGTCGAGCCTTCCGCCGTTGGTGATCTTGACCGTGGACACGCCTCGCTGCAAAAACGCGCCTTTCCGAAACGCCTCTACGTCAATGCCCCGTTCTACCGACCTCGGGAACTTGTCCCCAAACTCCCACCCGCTGATCGCAGCACCAAACTCCTCGGCTTCTTTCCGGGACTCCTGTTTTGTGATGGGGCCAATCCCGTCCATGAACTCATCGACCTGACCTTGCCAGTCTCTCGCGGCAACGGACACCCCGTACTTGTTGTATTTCACCGCAGACTGAATCAGGAACTCTTGCCACTCCAAGTGGCTGTCGAATGTTCGCATCCCGCCGCTTTTGATCAGCACCGGCGTCTTGGTCTTCTTGTCGCCAGCGGGTGTCCTTGCATAAATGTCCGCTTCTGACGGAACACTGGTGAAGAAGACTCCGAGTGTGTCGAGTATCGGCTTGCCTGTTCGCAAGACCTTGCCGGTTGTAAGTTTTCCGTGTGCATCCGCGTCGTAGCTCTGGCTTCCGTGCCACACGACCCGTGGGTCACCGTTGTCGTCACGAAGAATGTCGTCTCTCCCCTTTGCCATCTTCAGCAAAGACTCCGAGGCTGACTTCTCGCGGGGAGACAACGCTGTCGGGTCGCCGCCCGACTTCTCGGAAAATCGCCCCGGATGGTCGGGGTCACCGCCGCGAGAAACCTTGCTCTCGTCGAACTTGGCGTGCCGCTCGACGATGTGACGGTCAGCCCGCTGGCGCTCCCCCGTGTCAAAAGGGATGTCCCGCTGCTGCCACTTCCCGTCGGTCGAGACGTAGGTAACGGTCTGCCCGTCCACACTGGCCTCACCAAAAAGTTCCCGCAGGACAGAGTCGGTGTCCCGGTCGACATCGGGCGGGGGGGGCACGTCGTCCATCCGGTCCATCTGTTCGACCCCATCCTGCGGGGTTGGTGGCTGCCCAACTCCACCCGGTCCCATACCGGGAAACATCCCGCCACCGCCGCCGGGTGGCGCGCCGCCCATCTGGTCCTCTGGCATCTCAAGCACGCGGTCCTCCTCGGTCGGCACCGCCGCACCGATGAGTTCCATCACGTCGCTTTCCTTCAATTTAGCGCCCATCTGGAACGCCATCTGCCACGCGCTGAGCTTCTCGGACGGGTCTTGCTCCTCCACATCGATCTTGAAGGAGATATGGATTCCCTTGGCCGATGGGAAGTTCCAGTCCTTGATGTATTTGACGAGTTGGTGGGTGATCGTCTCCTCCAAGTTCGTCGCGTCGTACTTGATGATTTGCAAGAACGTGTCGAGATGTAACTCGGCCAGCCCGCTGCCAAGCCCTGTTGCTTGGGCCTCGGACGAGAGGGTCTGGCCGAGTATGTATCGTTTGATCCTGTGACCGTAGTAGTCGTTCAGGATGTTCTGGAGCGCGTCGATGCCACCCATTCCCGGTTCGATGATCTCGACTCCGAAGGCGTGCGCGTCGTCGCCCATCGGTTTCGGGACGAGGACGATGTTCCGCTGGTTGGCGACCCGCTCCTCGGCTGCGATTCGCGCCTTCTTTTCAGCTTCCTCGTTGCCCTGCGGGTAATACCAGATCTCGATTCCACCCGCCGACCGCTCGAGGTACTCCATCAGGAACGCGAGGCACTCCTGCTTCTGAAACCAGTCCCAGTAGATTCTCGATCGCAGGCCGACGCCGTGAACCATCCCGGCGTCGATGAAGTTGTGCCAGTCTCCGTCCTCGATCGTGTGCTTGTGAATCGCCAGCAGAGGACGTTCCCAGTCTTTTAGAAAGTAGGCCAGCCCGCTCTCGGTCGGCTCCACGTCCCATCGACCCGAGATCTTGTCGTCAGACATGAACCGGGATCCGATCTTGATCCCGACCTGATCGGGCTTGTTGTCGGCGCTTCCGTCGTCATACCGAAAGACGAGCTTGTCCCCGTTGACCGGAATCCATCCGGGGTTGTCGCGGTAGGCGGCGGGCATCACCCGCATCCTGCCGTTGACATCGCTCCAGCGGTATCGGTGCTGCACTGCGTAGCGTCCGTACCACACCGCGTGCAGTAGATTGAACCGATACTCGGTGAACCGATGTATCCGGTTCAGGATCTTCGTCAGTTCCTCGACGAGTGCCACTTGCTCGGTCGAGTTCTCGTCCTCGGGTTCGAGATGCCAGCCAAGCATCGCGGTGCAGCGCTGCCTCGCCTCGACGCACTCCATGATCCCGCAGTCGTTCCGCATGAAGCGCGCGTTCTCGCGCGAGTCGCGCAGGGCTTCGTCATTTGCCTGATAGACCTTCGAGAATGAACCGGAGATCCCGGCGAACGACAGGACGTGCGGGATGGGGAACTTGCCGAAGTTCGGCGCGGAGCCGGGAATTCCCGTGGCCGGGTCTGTCGCTGCCTCGTTCCGCTCTTGGACAATCTTCTCGATAAAGCTCGCGGGCCTGCGATCCTCCCCGTTGCCGTTGCCGTTGCCGCTGGCTGCTTGCAACGCATCGGTCAAATCGCGAACCTTCGCCATGCCTCACCCCTTTTCTGCTAGTCGAGCGCCGTGTCGAGCGAGATCATCCACCCTCGCGACACGACGCGGAAGACCGATCCGCTCGCCGGAGTGAAACTGTAGACGACGGTGTATTCGTCCTCGGCAGGAAACGCGGACGCGGGCACCGTGTGAGAGAAGTTGTAGCCCGTGTTGTCCTTCTCCCACCGGGCATCAGTTTGTAGCGCGTCCGAGACAGCGTCAGACACCGTGACGGTCGGCGTGGACGTGGTCGATACGCTCCCGTCCGATCGATTGTAGCGCAGCACCTTGCACGCGATCGACGAGATGTCAGACTGCGTGACCGCCACTCCGTTGTGCAGGACACGAGCAAGAATCGGCAGGTCCGTCTGCTCGTAGCCCTTGATCGGCCATATTCTAGCTTTGGGCATCTTTGTGGATCATCCGTGACCAGCTAGTCGATACTCACCACGTCGGGTTCCGTGATTTCGAGCAGTCCGGGTGGCGACTCGTCACCCCAGTCGTCGGGCTTCTCGTCCGGGCCGGGACGAGTCAGATCGGGAGGCGGGTTTCCGTCCTCGTCTTCCGTCGGCGGTCCCTCGGGAACTTCCAGCGGAGGCGGGGTCAGGCTCGGCAGCGGTTCGCTGTCGTCGGGCGCTACGGGCACAGGAGCTTCCTCGACATCTTCGTCCGCTTCCCCTTCCGCTTCTTCGTCTTCTTCATCGCCTTCGTCGTCTTCCTCGGATTCCTCGGCATCGTCGGCATCGTCGGTGTCCTCGCTGTCGTCGGAGGCGCGCGACTCTCGAAAGATCTGCACGGGTGAGTCAGGAGATCCGTACCATTTGTTGTCCTCCGTCGAGTTGATTGTCGACGGGTCGATGACCTCGCGCGAGCAAGTAATCGAACTGGTGACACCCTCCAGAGCGACCGCCAGCTTCTCGTCGATGTATCCCGTCAGCGCGTCGGCCACATCGATCAGGTCACCGACCGTCAGGCTGCTACGTCGATCCTTGCTGTACAACGGATGCAGTCCTCTGAGTTCTGCCATGTCGCGTCTCCCCTTCTGGTTTACTCGCTACCCCCTGTTGGGGGGTGCCCGATTCGGATCTCCACCGTTCGCTCTCCCCCGGTTTGGAAGACCACGGCGCACCATCATATCACCGCCGCTCTCGAAAATACGCTCCTCGCCTGTCTTTGTCGAACGACCGCTGAACTGTCGTCTGACGAACCATTCCTCGCGCCCCATCATGGTCGCCTTCCGAGGCACATAGCCGCGCGTGATCCCGGCGAGACGGTAGTCGTAGCGGTGACCCGAAACACTGCCACGATACCTGACGTTATCCCAGACCCACGCGCCCTTCGAGCCTGCCTTTCGGAATGCCTCGAATACGGTCGTTGGAACGTGGTAGTAGTAATACAAAGACCCCGGCGCACCAAACCCCTTTCGAGTTTTATGGACGAAGCGGATCTTGAGAGTTCCCAGCGTGGCGTTTGCCGGGTCCATGTCGAATCCGATCGAGTGGACGCTGTCCGAGGTCACAAGAATCATCTCTCCCGTGACGATCGGGTCTGTGATCCTAAACCGTCGCTTGGCACCTCCCACCTCGACATCGATTGTCGTTCGACGCTTCCCCCTCGTGGTCGGGGGGATCACGCGGGGGGGCGTGGTGGGCATCTGCCCGCGCTGCCGCACGGGCTTCGTGATCGTATACCCCTGATCCTCGAGGTACTTGATCATCTGCTTGTTGGCCTTCCGGTCACCCGGAAGAGTTGCGAAGCCGCCGAAGGCACGGATCAGAGACGAGGCCGCGCCAAGCTCCTGATCGATCGTCTTGGCAACTGGCTTGCCCCTCGGACGCAGTAGACCTTGCATCAGTTCCCCGAGCGGTCCCAGCGATCCGAACAGTTCCCCGAGAAGCTGGCCCTTCAGAGACTCGGCCATGCCGTACCGCTGGATGCCTCCCGCGATCTGGCCGACTTCTGATCGACGCGCGAGTTGCTGGAGAGTGCCAGACTTCGACAACTTGTTGAGACTTCGGTAGAACTTGTCGTTGTCGGACTTCTTGGCACGCCCACCAGTGACCTTTCTGACCTCTTTGACCAGCTTGCCGATGTCCGAGTTGTTGAACTCCTGCCGCGCCGCCTTGCGAATGGCCTTGCTTGAGCGCTTGAACAGGGGTGAGAACGGCGTCGCCACTACTATCTCCCGAACAACGATCCGTTGCGCCCGTTGCGCACATTGCTCCGAGTGTCTGTTGTAATCCTATCCCTGTCTGCGAACAAGATTGATCGTTTTCCGCCGTCCCGCTGAAGATGAACGCCGTACCTTCGATCGTCCCGCTCGCGCTTGGTCGGCTGTGGCACGATCCCGTCGATCTGCGCTTCGGAGAACAGCAGGTATCTCAGGGCGTCTACCGCGTGATCGTCCTTCTTCAACGGCTCCGGTCGAGCGTCGCGAGGGTTCATACCCTTGTCGCTGGGTTGAATCCAACGGTACGTCCGCATCTCGCGCGACAAGTTCGGGCAGTTGTTCTTGTGAACGAACAGGCGAGGCTCGCCGAGACCGGGAACCGTCTTGAGTGCCTGACGAACGTAGTCGATCCCCTCGAGGACAGCGTTCGCCGCCCCCGACATCTGGAAGCCCGCACGCTGCGCGATGCGAATGCTGTCGAGTCCCGACGGGTCGGCCCACGTCGTCCCGTAGTTGGGGTGGTCCTTCGGCCACGACTCCATATCCTCGATCGCATCGAGGTGGTCTAGCACAGTCCGGTTCTGATCGGTTGACCAGTATTCGTTGTAAATGAACCACTGCCCCACGCCGTTGCGATAAGCCCACAGGCAATAGAAGGCGTTGCTGGGTCCAGCCCCCCAGTCGATCGCGCGTCGGTAGAAGCAGCCGTCCGGGTGGTCGATCTTGTCATCTTCGACGAGGTGAATGTGCGGGTTGAACCCCTGATAGATCGCGCCTTCGTATGAGGCGAACGCGCCGATCAGGCGAGTCAGCAACATCTCGTCAGGGATCATCCCGTAGAATTCGTCGAACCACGCCGCGCTGATGTGTCCCTTCTCTTTCGCGCACTCGGTGTTGCACCGGTACACTTCCCACCCCTCCGGCAGCCGGTCATTCTCGATCATCTCCTCGATGGGTGCCGAGAGACCGGGATCGACAGGCGTGAACTCGCAGAACTTCGATCCGGGGAAGTTGTACTCGCGACAACCTCGCAGCACCTCGGTCAGCAGGGCGTATGGGAATTGCTCGCTGAAACAGAAGCCGCCGATCGACCGCGCCTGCAATCGTTGGCGTCCTTGCTCATAGCTCTTGAACTCCAGCACCCAGTTCTTTCGAGGACGACCCGGCCACGAGAGGAGCGGCACCCGGAAAGGCCAGTTCTGGTTTGGCTTGTACCAACTGATCCTGTCCCAGTCGATCTCGCTCGACGGCAGGTGTCCGTGGCCGTAGAGCTTCTCCTTCCATAACGTCTCCATCACCTGTTCGTAGGTGTCGCCGATAAGCCAGAACGGCGTGTCGAACCGGGGCGGCGGCGTGTTCATCACGAACCGCGCGACCTTGTTCATCGCGCACTCTGTCGTCCCGCTGCCGTTGCCACCGATTAGCCAGATGACTCCGCTGCTGTCTGCCTCGATGAACCCCGTCTGCTGGTCGTACCGCTCGAGATCGTCCTCGCGCGGCGTGAAGACAAAATATGCCTGCTCGGCCTGTTCGGTCAACAGGGCCAGATCTTCGATCGGGTCAGTCAGGCTCATCATCACTCGCATCCGTGCGGTTCAATTGCCGCGCGATCCATGACTCAAGCTCATCAAGTTGATATGGACTCAGGTCGCCTATCTCATCCAGCGATATCTCGATGTCGATCCTCAACAACGCTCGCCGCAAGTAGACCACCCTGTCCAACCACGCATCCATGCGTCGGCTCCTTGATCAATCCCGTTACTCCCCCATGTCCTGAGTTCTCTGTGTCCTCTGTGTCCTCTGCGCCCTCTGTGTTTCAAGAGTTACCACGTCGGACGAACCGACAGTCGGGACACCACTGGTCTCGAACACTTGCTCATCACCTGTTCATCGACAACGGATAAAGCGCCCTAGCCCCCCGTCACATCGATGATCCGCTTCCGCGCTATCTCCATCTGGTTCAGCACATCTTTCGCCGCGTCCTCCATGTCCCGACCGGCGACGCGGATTTCCAAACCGTGCCGGACCTCGATCGGAGCGTCGGCTCCCCAGATTCCCCTGATCTCGGCGAGAGCCTGACGAGCTTGCGTCAGGAATGCCGGGTTGCCGACGTGCGACTGCTGCGTCGTGGTGGTCATGTACTGGCCGTCACCCTCGGAGACAGCCACCTTGGTGTCGACACACTTCGAGCAATCCCACGCATTCATGGCCTCTCGGAAGATGACCATGAGGTGCTGCGTGTGCCGCGCCTTGATGACGCGGATCGACTCCATCAATTGCGGCGCGAGCCAGTCGTCAATCTTTCTGCCGACCTTGCTGACCGTTTGTCGACCGATCCCCTTGAACTCCTCGGAGATCTCGGTGTGCGTCTTCCTGCCGTCGCAGATCATCCTGTAGATTTCGAGGTCGCGGGTCGATGGCTCCCACGGCTTCACTCGGCGAGTGCCGCCCTTCTTTGGACTTCGTCTCGACTTGCTCGCTACCGTCATGGGCTACCTACACGTCGGACACGATCCGTTCCTTGTGCCTCCGAATGATCTGCGCCGCCTTCTGCACCGTGATTCCCATCGTCTTCGCAATTGTTGTCGACGTTCCGCCGTCGGTGAACTGCATCACCACCTCGTCAGAGATCTGATCGTCGGACATATCCCCCGGCTCGATGTCCTCGGTTGTCTCGTCAACTTCCGGATCGGCGTCAGCATCCGGCTTTGGATCCGCTAGCTGTGAATCCATCATCGCGTGGTCGGCTTTGGATATCTGCGGTTCCGCCGGTGCCCTGACGGCTCCCGTCGGGGTTTCGTACTTTTTGATCGGGATGCCGAGAATCTCGGCCATCTGCCGAATTTGATCCTCCTCCCGCTTTGTGATCTTGGTGATCTGCTCGATGTACGCGCCGTCGTTGAGCATTTCTTCGACGGTCGGGACCGGCTTGTCCTTGTTCTCGAGGTCGGCCACCGCCTGAATCCTCGTCCTCTCCCGATCCTCTCGGTTTGCCTGTTGTTGTTGTATGCTCGGATGAATCCATCCGACGGGAACGACCGATCCCGGCTCCTCGGCCTCCTTGCGAATGAGTACCTCACTCATGTGTCCGTTCTCATCGATGAACGGTCCACCCAAGCTGCGAGACCCATAGATTGCGTAGGCGATTTGCTGGTAGCCCACACCCTCATCGATCAGCGCTTGCACGCTGGGCGGCGACGCCTGTGGAACGACGACGGCTGTGGCACGTTCGTTCAGCATTCCCCTGAAAGAATTCCAGAACGACGGGTACGGTCTGCCCGCTCGATCCCAGTTTCCGTTGCGGTACGACTCCCACTCAACAGACAGCCTCCCGACGGAGGTCACGAGGCTTCGGCAGTCCTCCGGCACGGATCCGGTGTCGCAGACCTCGATCACAGCCTCCATCAGACGCTCCATCTCCTGCGTCGGGACATCGGGTGCCTGATCGTCCTCGGACCACCGGTCGTGACAATCGACCAGCCTGTCCACCGATGCCAGAATCTCATCTCGTCTCTGATCGCTCGCCATGATTATACCTGCACCACTACTAGCCCTGAAACCGGGGTGCCAACCGCCTCGGCACCGCTCGATTCAGATTGTATCTCGATTGCACCTTTCATCAACACGCTGCTCAACACAACTGCACCCGACAGGTGACCCGCAGACACAACTGCACCAGACAGGGCCGGTTGTATCTCGGCTACCCGTCCCGACGATACACTGACATATGTCAAGATGACCTCGGGTGCTATCGCCGCTGCGTCGGCATTGGCCGATAACACCCCGCCAATCGACAAGTCAACCTGTTCCACCGTAGCGTTGGCGTTGGCAACACCGACAGACAAGACAACAGCACTCAACACCACCGACGGATCGCCACCAGATGCCTCGGAGTGTGCGACACCGGGAGACTCGGAAACCGCGCCCAGCGTGACGGCGGGTGCAGCACCTTCCGCATCGGCATTCGCCACCAGACCCGACAAGCCGATGCCCGCGTCCTCGCCGATCGCCGTGGCGTTTGCCACACCGACCGTCACCGTCACCTCGCCGATCACCACCGACGGGTTGACGGCAGCCGCTTCAGCACTGGCTACCCCGACCGTGACGGTAACCGACCCCAGAACAACCGACGGCTCGGTGGCCGATGCCTCCGCATTCGCCACGCCCGCTGAAGCGCTCTGCCCCGAGATCACAGACGGGGTGATGCACTCGGCGTCAGCATTGGCTACGCCGACCACCACCGTAACCGCGCCCAGAACGACCGAAGGGTCGACACCCGTCGCGTCAGCATTGGCAACACCGGCTGTGACAGTAACCGCGCCGAGAACGACCGACGGGTCTGCCCCCGTCGCGTTGGCATTCGCCACGGAAACCCCGAGCGTCACGCCCGGTGTCACTGCCGTCGCGTCGGAGTTCGCGACCCCCGGAGCAACGCTGATCCCGGCATCGATCGATGGGTTGTCCGCTGTCGCGTTGGCATTCGCCACGCCCACGGATACGGTGACCGCCCCGACCGTGACCGCCGGGGTGATCGCCACGGCATTTGCGTTTGCGACGCCCGGCGTAACCGTGACCGATCCAACCGTGACCGCCGGGGTGATCGCGGACGCATTTGCGTTTGCCACCCCCGCGCCGAGCGCGCTGCCGGGATAGGGCGCTTGTGCGTCTGCGTTGGCAACGCCGGGAGAAACAGTGACCGCGCCGACCGTAACAGTCGGATCGACTACCGTGGCGTCGGCGTTTGCCGCGCCGGGAGTGACTGTCACCGCACTTAGTGTGACCGACGGGGCCACCACCGAGGCGTTGGCGCTGGCTACGCCAACAGATACCGTGACCGCGCCAAGAGATACTGACGGAGCAACGGCCTGCCCGTTAGCGTTGGATGCGCCGGGAGTTACCTCAACCGCCGCAACCTGAGCCGGTGCAAGAAATAGCTGGAGCATTTACCGCTCCAGCTTAGGCTCTAACCAGCTTCAGGTTTCCGGGCGACGCGGTCGCAAAGTCTAGCGTGATGTCAGACCCGTTCGTCGTCGTGTTGGCGATGTCCAAGAACGCGATCAGAGGACAGTCGCCATCCGTGCCGCTGACGTGGTGGTACAAGATCGCCGCACCCCAAGTCTCCCCGGCAGGCATGGCCGAGAACGTGATGTCTGCGTCGCTCGTGTTTTGGATTTGCACCCACGCGCCGTCGATTGAGTCGTCTTGCGTCACTGTCACATTGGTCTGCTGGCGAGCGTAACCGGACAACCCCGACTCGTTTGCGACCACGTCGGCAACATCTACATCCGCCTCGGCAAAAGTCTCGGTGCTTGTGACGATCATGATCCGCAGGTCGTCCGTGTCCATGTGCAGGTCGCCCAGAAGCAAAAGCTCCAGCGCGTTGTTGTACCAATGACTGGCCATGTTCTCGTCTCCTTACGATCCCTTGGTCCCCACGATCTCGAACGGATCGTCATCCGCCGGAGCGTTGGGCATGGTTTGTACTGTCAGCTTCACCTTGTTGTTGCTGTTGGCTGTGGTGCCCTGACTGTCCGTGACGAAGAAGGTGAGTCCGGCGTTCGCTGCACCGGCTCCCCATATCAGGGCTTGGTCATTGTAATGGTCGTCGCTCGCCTCGGTAAGATCGGTTTCAAACACCGTCGTGGTCGGCGTGAATGTCGCGCTGTCTGACGTGCCGATCTGGACCCCTTCGAGCATCCGTTCGAGGTTGTCCGCTGCCCCGGCGTCACCGCTGATCTTGCCCACGTCCACCGTGTCCGTGCCCGAGACGAAGACGCTCGGCTCCTCGACAGCGCTGCCGCTCCAGTGGATCGTTCCCGATCCGATCATCGTGTCGCTCTCGGCAGGGCTGCCACCCGCCCTATCGCGGACCACCACGGAGAACAGGCCCGCACTGATCGACGACGGGAATGTGCCGACATACACGCCCGACGCCGTGCCCTGCTCGGACATCGACGTGTCGTAGTTGCTGAAGTCCGTGGTCGAGTATGCCACAAACGCCACGGCAACCGTCGACCAGATTTCTCCCGGCGTGCCGCTGCTGAGTTCGCGCACCGTGAAGTACGGCGTCTTGCCGGTCAGGCCGTAGGCTATCTGGACTTCACCGGCCATGAGTCACTCGATCGTGATCGCGTTGACTTCATCCGCGATCTCCTGTTCTCGTGTATCGCGGTCAGACTGCTGCTCGCACTTGATCACCTGACTCCTGATCCATTTCGACAGCAGGCCGTGAACGAACTGGAGTTTCGTTTCGGGGTTCGGGGCAGACCCCTCGTCGGTGGCGATCGTGTCCCGGTATCCGAACCGCTTGCAAATTGAATCGAGAACTCTGTCGATGTCGCCGTCGGGAATCGTCAGGTTGATCGATGCCATGCTATGCCGCCCTGAAGTCCGTTGCGTCGGTAACGCTAATCGTGAGTTCTGACATCTTCCCGCCTACGGCGCTCCTCCCCCGGACGCTGCGCCAAAGTCGGTCGCGATCCACCCGTCTGTCGAGTCGATCGCGATCAGCCGAAGACCGTCGAACTGGTTTGCTATTGTGAGGGCGGAAGTCGAACCGTTGATCTGCACCGATGACGGAGCCGCCACCGACAGGTCATTCATCCCCCCCGAGTCCGCCCGGTAGACCTCATACACTCGACCTTTCGTCCACGTCGGCAGCGTGATCGTTACATCGCTGGAGCTAGCATCCCCGTAGATGACGTGGTCCGCATCCGTCAGCGTGTAATCGGATGTTCGACTCAGGACCGGGTAGCCGAGTGAACCCCGCACGTCCAGCGTGTGCCGGGCCGAACCTGTGCCAACCGAGATTCCCACCCGGTCAGCCGAGGCGTCGACCGTGAACAGGTCCGCGTCGGTCTCGCCCCTGAACTGTACGTCCCCGGTGCTGGTGTCCCCGGTGTTGTGAACCAACACACCATTCTGATCCCACGTCGTTCTGGTCGTCCCCGATGAACCGTCGTGGGATCGAATTTCTAGGTAGCCGCTCGAACCGGTCGGGTAGTCGATCTTGAATTTCTTGTCGGTCTGGTCGTTTCGCACGATCAGGTTGTTCCCGCCCGTAGCCACACGAATCGTCACCGACACGCTCGTGTCGCCAAGGTTGTACGTCGCCCCCTTGGCAGTGATTCCCGAGTCTAGCGAGAGAAGGCCGTTGTCGTTGACGCTCGCCACGTCGGTGAGCGTCCCGTCCCGCATCAGCAGGATGTGCAGCTTGCCGTCCTCGGAGCCGTTGCTCACGTCAACGCCGGAGATCACGAGGCGACCGTACTCGACCTTGCTTCCAGTATCGCTCTCCCCGGTGAATTTCACCGCGCCCAGCTTGTCGTCATCGGCGGGGCTGGCCGAGTTGCGGTAGACCTCGATGAACGGCTCGGCGGCAGAACCGGCGTCTCCGCTCTCGATGAGTATCTCGTCGACAAACGTCCTGCGGATCACCGGGATCAATTGTTTCGGTCCAGTCCGGGGAAAAAGTCTGTTAGTTCGGTGAACAAGTGCTGCGGGATCATCGCGCAAATCTCGATGTCGTCGGGATCGTTCCTGTCTCGTCGACCCGCCATCGCGAAATCGATGATATCCAAGTGGCTCTTCTGGAAGACGTACTGTTTGATCGACGGCTCCGGCGGGTTGTCGCCGCGCCCCAGCCATTCCACCATCAGGACAAACGGAACGTGCATCACCCGGCTGTAGACTATCCCGGTCCTGAACTTCTGGAGACTGAGCAGGTAGGTCGGGAAGTCACCAAAGTTGTACCGTCTGCACTTGAGTTCGGCCAGACCAACCACGCGGTCGTTCTTGGTCACGCCGCAGTCTATCTCGTAGGAGATCTTTAGCTTCTCTAGCGTGACTCCCCAGATATTCTCAAGGTGCTGTCTGAAACTTGTCTCCAGCCGGAGGCTCTCGGCGTTTTCGTATCGTGGTCTCAATAGTTCTTCTCCACCGCGTGACCGCCATCGACGAGCAACCGGCAGATGTTCACGTCGTCTAGACCGTGGACGGTCGCCAAGTATCTACCGTACTTACCCCGACGCTTGGCCGTGCGGACGACGAGCGTGATCGGGCCGTACCCCTTGGAGTAGGAATGCCGCCACAGGAGAGCCGTCAGGGCTTCCTTGGCGACGAGTCCGGCCTCCCGCTCGGGTCCACGAACCTCTGGAGCATTCAGGCCGATGACTTTCGGCCTCACTTCCAGTGCCAAGCGGAGGCGCTGATGGCTCCACTGCCCGAAACCCGTGTCGCATAACACGTCAATCGTGTCAGCGTCGACAATCCTGACCAGCACAGCCCGGAACCACCACGGATCAACTTCATCGGGCCAACACCCCCTGAGCGCCAACCCCGCCGGGCCACTGTGGTCTGCGTCCATGCGTATCTATTCCTGCGGCAGCGGGTCCGCCAGATCGAGACCGTAGCGGGTGTCCGCGTCGGGTGGCGGGTCAGCCTGCACCGGGGGCGTCCTGTCCATCAGTCCCATCGCGATCGGCACCGCCGCACCCAGACCTCCAGCGACCAGAACTCCCGCCACCGCGAGCGGGATCAGCCTGCTCGCTCTTGGGCGGGATGCGTTCGGGTGGTGGTGATGGGTACTCATGTCGATGTTGCCCATCTGGTCACCGGGGTCGTCGAAATTATCGTTGTTATTACGGTGGTGCGCCCGCACCGCTTCCCGATCCGTCCTCTGGACCTCCTGCAAGTCCAGCAGCCCGTTCGCCTCGTTCGCCAGATTCAGCTTCCCCAGATTGTGAAGCAGACCCTCCAACCAGTGACCGTGAGTCATCGTCCCTCGCCTTCGCGTCTGCGATGATGAACGCGGACAGTTCGCCGCGCAAAAACGCCCTCCGCATCGAAAGGACGCGGTCGGACGAGATCGTGAACTCGGTGGTCAGCGGGTGCGGACCAGATGCCACGACTACGAGTCGGGCTGGTTCGATGCCGCCCGCGCTTGAAGTACCTCGCGGGCCTGCGCCGAAGTCCGCACCTCCTGCATCGCGACCGCCTCGCGTGTCCCCATCTGGTCCTTGCCTTCGAGGTACTGGAGGCGAGATTGCTCGGCGATGAATGCCGCGCCGTCGGCCTGACGCTGTGCGGCGTCGGAGGCGTGCTGGTGCAGCAGGCTCGAAGTCGTGGGTCCAAACGGTTCTTCCATCTTCGTCTCTCCTGTGTCAGTTCGGTTGTTCTGGGAGCATCAAACGTATCGCCGACCCGTATGGGTAGGACTTTTGAACCAGAATGGCATTCGTCTGCGGATCGACAATCTGGACGGTGATCGGCGTCGCGCGGATCAACTCCAATTGATCGTCCAGTTCCGTTATCCGGTCGAGTAACTCATCGACATCCGGGGACGTGGTCGACAACTTTTCAATCGCCTCCCACAACATCACGATCTGATCAGTGCGATCGCGATCTCCCCACCTTGCGGTGTCCTTGACCGGTGGAGTGTCATCCGCCGTCGCCGTCACCACTACCAACGCGAGACCTACGGCGAGCAGAATAGCGACGACGGAGCGAGAAAGAGACAGCATGACCAGATTCTACGCCCACAGTTTGCGTGTTAGCAATAGCCCGGTCCCATTTTTTGTCCACATCGGTAACACCAGTCCGCACCCGCCGTTCCGTAGTGTTCCGGTTTCAGATACATGAGCGGTCGTGACACCGGTCGGTTGCACAGCGTGAAGTCCTCGTTCGGATCACAGCGGATGTGCAGCATCTCGAGCGATCCGGTCGAGGCTTCACAGACCTGACCCGGTCTTACATGGTAGAAGCGACTTGTTCGCACTGGCGATGGAACTCCGGGTGATCATCCATGTAGGAGTGCCGTATCGTCAAGGTCGTCGGGCGATGAATTCGTGTCGCGTCCCTGTCCTTGGCGACCACGTCGTGACCCCTCAGAACTTCTTCCTTCTGCCGGAACCACCTCACCGTTCGGACGTTGTCGGGAACCACGATGACAGGTTTCCACAACGGACTCCACAACGCCCTCCACGGGAACCAGCCCGAGTGGTACACGCCGTCCGACAGCACGGCACTGGCGATCTTCATGCCGCGATCCCTGAGTTCGTGTGCCAGCGTGATAAATCCGTTGCCAACTCCCCACGAGTAGGCGAAGACCCCGACCTCCAACGTAGTAAAGTCGTCCTCCGGTCCCGTGCGGAGAAAATGTTCAGCGATACCGGACCACGGCGCGTCCCACGGAAAATAGCTCACCCGCGTCGTCGGTGATTCGTGCCGCCTGAGCTTGAGCCAGAGCTTCTCCATCCCGAGCGGTTGGGCGATGGTCTGGGTGAACCCGCTGATGCAGACGAGTCGCTTCAGGATATGCGGGGCGGTCAGGTCTCACTTCCTCTTGTTGAGACTGGCTACCAGAGAGTCGAGTAGACTCTGGATGCGCTGGATGTCCTCGGCGTGTGCCTTGCTCCGTTCCTCCAGCCGCGCGACCATCGCCGTGATCCTGCGCAGTTCCCCGTTTCCGTTGGATCGATCAGGAACCATCTTCGCAATCGATATCGATGCCGGTATTCCGATTCCCAGTACCATCAGCCCGTAGCCCAACACGTCTGTCATCCTTATCCTCGTCGATGTCGTGATCGATTTTCGCGGTTCGCGCCGGGCTGGTCAAGGTGGGCTTGATTCGACCGCAGGGCTGTCGGCTACACTGATGGTATGAGTTTGGACACCATGCCCCAGTTGGAGCCAAGGATGGCGAGTGTCCCGGTGGCGGTGCGTGGCACCGCGTCACTGGTGACGAACCTCTGCGCCGTCCTTCGTCTCTGGCTAAGTAGCGCCCCGGAGACCGGCGTGACTCAGTCCATTGAGTGCGGGGTCGTCTTCGACGACACCCCCTACTGCGGACTGAGAGTCATCACGGATGAGGGCCGAGTCTTCGAGGTCGCCGTGCGAGAGGTGGATCGAAGATGGCTGGAAGAAGATACCAGTTCTGGAGTCCCGAGGACGAGGAGACACTGCTCAGGCTAAACTCGGAAGGCCACACCGATCGGCAGATCGGTCGGGTAATGAATCGGACCAAGGCGTCGGTTCACTCAAAACGGACCAACCTCTTGGCCGATCCCATATACACCGACCCCGAGGTGGCACCGCAGCTAGTCGATATGGAGAACTCCGCGCTCGAAACCGAGATCGGACAACTCAAACAACATATCGAATCTCTCGAGGATCCACCGGACAGTCGTCCGGCAGTCGAACCTGAACTCGATGATGACTGGGACGGCGGATCCGAGTGGGGTGCCGCCGAGCATAAGTCAGGCAAAGACCTCCAGCGCCACATCCTCCTCGGTCGCTTCAAGGTCAAGTTCGACACCGGACCCATCGCCATCTGTGCGATCAGCGATCAGCACATCGCACCCGGATCCCCGGTCGACCTCAAGCGGATGCGCGAGGACGCCGAACTGATACGGGACACGCCGGGATTCTATGCGCTCCTCGGCGGTGATGCCGTCGACAACCACATGAAGCACCGCTCGGCGATGCTGGATGCCGGGGGAAGGATCGATGACCAGTGGCGGCTGTTTGATCACTACCTGACCATTTTCGCCGAGAAGATTCTGGTACTCATCAGCGGCAACCACGATGCGTGGACCGTCCAGACCGCCGGGGTCGATGTCCTGCGACGGATCGCCGAGAGCCACCGCATCTGCTACGCCCCGGCAGAGGCCCGGATTGCTGTCACAGTCGGTGATGTCAAGTACGACATCTGCCTGCGGCACCAGTACCGCTACAATTCCAGCTTCAATCTCAACCACGCCGTGAAGCGTATGTTCGATATGTCGTCCGAACCCTTCGACATCGGGATCATCTGCCACCATCACGAGGCCAACTTGGAGTCGTTCCAGAAGCACGGCAAGAAGCGATACGGTGCGCGGCCCGGCAGCTATCAGTTGACGAGCAACTATTCCCGCCAGTATGGATTCAACAACGCTTACCCGACGTGTCCGACTTTCATCCTGTTCCCCGACGGTCGCCGGATCATCGGGTTCGATGATATTCGAGATGCGCTGTGGGCGTGGAAACGAGAGGGAGCAGATCAAGGATGATCAGTAAACACTTGTGGTTTATTGTCGGACTCGTGTTCGTCAGCGCGGTCGCCTCGTTCGACACATACCGTTGCATCTCCGACCGGCTGGTCCTGTCCGAGATCGAACTCAATCCGATCGCCCGACGGCTGATTGAATTGGATCACGGAGATGTCCGACTGCTCGTCGCTGGCAAGACGCTCGGGCTGGCTCTGGTGATCGGGTGCGTCGTCCACCTAGCCCACAGGTGGCCGAGGATGTCCCACTGGTCGCTCGCTGCACTGGTAGTGGTGCAGGCCGTGACGCTCTGGTCGCTCGTCCGCTAGGGCGTGAACCCTTCGTCCGCTCCCAACTGTTTACCCGTCCACAGGTCTTGCCCGGATTCGTACCGACCGGCCATCACCGCAACCCTGTCGGCCATCAGTCCGCATGACACCTCACGGGGTCGGCTCTCTGGACTCGTTCGACCCTTGCTCCCCATCCGGGTCACTTGCTCCGGCAGGACGTTGCGGACCACCTTGTGCCTGACATCCATTTTGAACCCTCTCGATCAGACGCTCCAGATACCATCTCGCCTTTTTCAGATCCTCGATGCCCGCCTTGAATCGATAGCGGGACAGGTATTTTAAAACCTGTCCCGAGTGATAGTCGAGTCCAAGCCCCTCGATCGCGCAGATCGTCTCCATATCTCCCTGCCGGTAGTGCCTCGGACGATCGATTGATTCTCTAGGTTCCGGCTGTGATTGTGATCTGGACACGCGGGTGTTCCTTGTCGTACTTGACCGAAGACATGCCGAAGCTGAAGTGCTGGTCGTCGACCTCGAGGGCGTCGGCGATGCCATCCACGCCGGACTTCATCCACGCCAGACAGTTCGTCAGGTCGCGTCGGTGGCGTGTTGGAAAATAGAAGATCATCGATAGTTGAGACTTCGACCAGTCTAGGTCTTCGTGGAAGGTGCTGCCCGTGATAACGTCAGTCGTCGCCACTTGGGCTGCCAGCCGGTAACGCTTTGTGTCCCGTGCCCGTCGACCCCAATGCTCGCGGCTGTTGGGGGACAGAGATCGTGGAGGGAGAGGAAGTCGTATCGTCAAGGACATCCGTGGCCCTCAGTCGTTTCATGTCGTCGATGACGTGCGGCGGAAGCAGTCTCGTCTCCCGGTCGACATCGACTGCGTCTCGGTAGGCGTGGATGAAGGCCGTGCGTGTCGATTCCTGCCTTCCCTCCCGAATGAAAGGCCATCCTACCTGACCAGCCACCTCGGACACCAGCCGAGGCAGCAGGGCGCGTGCCGTCTTGAACTCCGGGTGTCCCCCGCCGACACGAACAACAGCACGGACCTTCGCCCACGCCTCGGACGGTGTGAGGTAGCCCCCGGCCATCGACTCCACAGCGAGGCGACGGATAGCCGCGATCGTCGGGATGGTTGGATACTCGTTTTCAAGAAGTGACCGGGTCACGGCTACCTTCAGAACTTCTGCTGGCAGGTCTCCGAGAAGTCGCCAGTACACGGTGGCCTGCTCCATCGTCAAATCTTTGCCAATCGCGGCCACGGCTACCGCCATGATCGCGGAGAACTCGGTCTTGTCGATCATATCAGTCTCGGCTCCCGAACCTGTTGCGCATCATGTTGACCACGGCGTACAACACGGCCGTGGCCGACCCGGTGCAGACGATCGTCTGGTGTTCGGTGTGGTCGAACTGCGTGGCTGTGATCCACAGGATCGTGGTCAGGGCCAGCAGTCCGCTCGCCCAGTAGGCGAAGAACCAGAATCCGCTGTCTCGTCGTGGTGGTCGCACCGTATCCCCTTAGCTGTCGCTGAACTCCCGAAGACCGTCGTAGTTCGGACCACGCCTTCCGGGTGACTGAGCCGATTCAGGTTCTCGGATTCCTATCCACCCCATCAGGATCGTGTATTCGATCGCCGCCACCGATCGCCCGACGCCCCACTGATCAAATCGATGAAGCAGATTGCGGAGCGAGAGAGGTTTCAACGACTTGCCGATCGTCTTGCGATACTGGATCCAGTCCGACCACGCCGTGGTGAACGAGTCGTCGTGGAGTGAGTCTGGAATTACAATGTCGACCGACCGCAGCAGCCCCCCCTCGACCTCGACGAATCCGGGGCTGTTTTTCTCTGAAGCAGAAGTAGCAGTAGAAGTAGCAGTAGAAGTAGCAGTAGAAGTGTTCAACACTTGTTCACCCTTAGATTGAACATGCGATGAACACTTGTTCGCTATCGAAGCTCTTGCCAGACCTGACTTTATGCCAGCAGCGACGCGCTGCTCCCTGATCTCATCCATCCGATTACGCTCGGCCAGCAGCCTCAAATTTGTAAGACGACCATCCATCGTCGGGTGTGGAACGAACACACGGCGAAGTGTCGTTGAGGATTTGTTGAACACTTGTTCGCCGAGACGGGACAGGACAGCAAGCTCGCGGTCATCGTCGGGCAGGGAGCAATCCTTGTCGCTCCAGCAGTAGCACAGCAATCGGATATAGGCACCCTCCTGCTCAGGAGTCATAAGCAGAATCGTTGGAGAACTCAGCCAGTCGTTCGGGTAGAACTGAAATGCCGGTGGCTTTCCCATTAGAAAAATCTCCCGCGACGAGTACCACCCGACCCGTTCGATAGCAGGTGGCAAGCCTTGCCACTTCTCACCCTTTTACTCGTAGGCTTTGACTGGTCTGCTATCTATCGAGTCGGCAGTCGTCAGATCAAGGTCGGCTTCGACTTCGGGACACGAACGAACTTCACCGATGTACCCTCGCGCCAGTGGTTCCACATCAGTCGGCAGGCCCAGTTTATGTCAAGAATCGCGACGGCCCGTCTCCCGTTCGCACCACCAGCCCCGCGAGCGTGGTCGACCGAAATGTTCAGCAGCCAGTTACGCAGGACGAGCCTCGGGTCTGTCGGTGACGTGAATCCCACGCCGTTCGCCACCCGAGACCAGAACTCGTTGCTGAGATTCGGTCGGTGGGCAAACGTCGCGTACATCACCGCGATGACCGACGCCCGTCTGAGGTGCATGAAGTCCGAGTGTTCCACCGAGTGGAGGAATTTCCCCACCTTGATGCTCAGGTCACGGTACTCGCCACGCATCAGCGCCCCGATCTCGTCACCGTCCCGGCGGCGACCGCCATCGTAGCCCCAGCGATACTGAGTGAATCCGTGCGCGAGGACTGTTCGGATGCCCTTCGGGAGATCGGAGAACTCGGGATCACCGCCGAGGTAACCCGCCACCACGAACTGCTTGCTCCGCTCCTTGCCCCGGTCGATCGACGTGTAGAGCTTCGCCATCTCGTCCATCGACGAGGCTTCATATTTCAGCACATGCACGTCACCGACCGGCTTGTCGTGCAGGATCGTTGCCCACGCCGTGTGCTGCCCGTTCATGCGGTACTCGACATCGCCGACCACACATATGATGATCTGCACTAATTCTGGAACGAACGTGCCACGTTCCATCGTGCGCACGAGGTAGTCGACGTGGATCGAGTTCAGCGTCCGGTCATCTCGAAACTCGACCAACCCTTCCAGAATATGCGTCGCGAAATCCGGCGTGAGCGGGACAACGTCTCGCTTCACCAGCTTCGCCGCCCGCGCGGCAAATCCCTTGACCGCCTTGACCTCGCTAGAGTTCGTGGGGGCGTCTTCCTTGGCCTTGTATTCTCCTGTCATGTCGTCAGTCTCCTTCTCGGGGAGTGGTCAAAACAACGACTCGTCATCGCCGAACTTCTCATACTTCTGGTCGGTGGACAGGGACGCCTCGCGTGTGGCATATCGATCCATCACTGTCTCGGTGTGACTCTTGCCCAGCGATCCGGTCTCCAGCATATCCTGAATCACCTCGCTGACGGCTCGGAGTCCTTTGAGGGAATTCGCGCCGTCGATCAGCCTCAGTGCCTTCTCACGTTCTTCGTCGGCGCTGGCCTGCTTGCCGTTTCCCTTGCCTTTCGCTCGCCGCTTCGTGCTTTTGGTGACGCTCTTGGACTTCGCCTTCTTCGGCTCGTCGCCGGATGTTCCGGTGAGGTCATCGGCGGTCACGCCTTCCTGATCGGCCACCGGCTCGACCCGTTGGATCATCACGTCGCCGAACACTTCGGTCACCGTGGACTCGCCGTCGGCGACCGCATTCCAGATTCCTAACAGGTCCACGCGGTCCTGCTTTGTCCACCCGGCCTCGCGGGTGCGGCCAACGTATCTCTCCAGCGTCTCTAAGTCGACGCCCTTGCTGGAGAACTGGCCGACGATCTTCTCGACCGTCGAATCGTCGAGCAGTTCGTCGATTTTGCGCTCGGCCATCGACATCAATTCAGCCCGCAGGCCCGGCGGGACCGATCGCAGTATCACCTCCCTGATGCGACGCGACTCCTCGGCCTTGACGGTTACCGAATAGAATCGGTCGTCGGCGATGCGGGTCATCGAACCGCCGCGTGATCGGTAGAACTTAGAGACGAGTCCCGCCGAACTCCAGATTCGGCCTTTCTGGAAATCCGTAAACGTGGCCTCGACCCGAACGGTGTCATCGTCGACCGGGGTCACATCCGAGCGAACCCGGCAGTAGCCGTAAGCCTCGGCCACCGCTTCGGCGGCTCGGATCGACAGACCGCGAGCGTACTTCATCTGCCCACCCTGATCACGCCCTACCGGTTTGCTGTAGATTGCCTCTGCGGCAAACGCCGGGTACGCTTCCATCTGCGCCGCCAGATCGGCCTTGATAGATTCATGGTCCCGAGGACGCGCGAGCGCGAGTGCCTGCATCGTGTCGTTTTCCATCCGCATCACAGCGAGGTGCGGAGGAATATCTACAATCTGCCCGATCTCGGCCATCTGCCCGATCTCGGTCTGCACCTCTTTGTTGACCGTCGTCATTGTGCCATCTCCTCGCGTTCAGAGTTTACGAACGGGCAGGTTGCCCAGTAACCGCACCACCTTGAACCGCACCACCACGCGCCCGGCATCGCCGGGGCGAAGTTCCCCGCCTGAATCGCCGACGTGATGACGTTCAGACGATTTGCCAGTGCCGTGAAATCGACCGGGCCTCTGGTGGACGACACCACGTCCCGACTTGTCTTGGTCTTTGTCTTCACGATCGTGTCCAACCTCACCTCGCTCGCATCCTCTCCGGTCTCCCGCTTGTGAGCGGCGGCGTAAATCGTAAGCTGCGTGGAGTGATCGGCGTCGGATTGACTTTTCTTACGACCACTCGTCTTGAAATCGACGACCCGGTTCTCGTCGTCGGTGAGGTCGATGATCCCGACGAGGTCGTGCGAGTGCTTCGGTAACTCGATGCGAACCCACTGCTCGCACGTCACCGGCTGGTAGTCCGGTGCCTGCTCGGTCGCGTGGCACGTCGCCATGTCGACCACGGCGTCGAGATTCTCACCGATCACATCCTTGACGTTTCTGCCCTCGTCGGCGACTTCCAGCGTGTAGCCCCCGGCAACAGCCGACTCGAATCCTTCAGCAGCGGCAGAGACAATATCGTCCACCGGCAAATCCTCGTGCGATTCGATCTTCTGCTTGAAGTTCGTCTCGGCTCCCCGGTGGACCCCGGTGCCCCGGAGCATCGCGAACCCCGGCGGGATGATCTCTCCCTCGATGTACCGGCGGCGGTAAGCCTCGGGACAGCGGGAGAACATATCAAGCTGTGTCGCGCTCAGGTGTTGTTTCTTCTTCATGGTTCCTCGTCAGTTCTTCTCGGACGATGATCACGGATCGGGGTGCATCGATCCCGATCCTAGCCTGACCGGATTGTGACTTGATCAGGGTCACTCGAATGTCGTCGCCAATCAGGATCGCTTCAGTATCTTTCCTCGACAGCACCAGCATCAGTCGGCCTCCTTCGGTCTCCCGATCGGGCGTGGCTCCGACAACGGGTCTCGTCGGGGCGTGTTGTCGATCCCCCGCCGGATCAGGTCACGCAAAAACTCTGGTCGGCCCGCGTCTTGGCGAGATCGGTCGATCCGTTCCCACCAATCTCGCGGCAGGTACAGGCTGTACGGGACCATCGGCTCACTCATCGGTTCGTTCATCGCTATTGCTCCTGCTGGATGATCTTACGAAAATGGTTCTGACCGTCTCTGCCGGTCGGCCAGTGGTTCCCCGTCCCGGCGGGCGGGGTCCACTTGGATGTTGACGATTGTACGGGGTGTTTGTTTAGGTGTCAAGAATCAAATCACAGTAAATTATCATGCGACCCGACGAATTCGAGCTTGGCGTCTGCTGGTCATGCCAGACCGAACTGAGCCACGACAGCGTGGTCCTTCTGGATTCACAGACCGCGATCCAGTGCTGCCGGGAGTGTTGGGGTAAGATCGACGTGGCCGACCGCGTCCAGACGGCCCTGCTGTTCCACGACCGAACCGATGCCGGGCTTGGGATCGCCGACGCCACCCACGCGATCGTCGGAGTTGTCGAGACGATCATCCGACACTACATTCACCAGTCCCGGTTCAGCAACGGAAAATCGGATGGCGGACAGGACTGGAGTGGTCTGAACTGAGGCACGCCATGACACGCAAACAGGAAACCTACGCGGCATACCGCCAATCGCGACGCCGACTCCTGTACGCTCGCTGCGAGAAGGGCGCGAGCAAGAGTGACTGTCCGCGCGACGGTGGAAAGTTCTCGTCAACCTCGAAGTCGAAGACACTCCCGGTCGTGGTTGGAATCCCCGGACCTCTCGGGGTGATCGCCTCCATCGTCGCAACCAAGATCGCCGCCGCCCGGAAGCAGACCCCCGAGGCCAAGCGCATCACGGTCAAGATCAAGAGCGGGAAGAAGTGGCTCGGAAAGGAGGCAGAGAAAGCGGTGGCGAAGCAGGGGTTCGGGAGCGTCACCGACGCCCTGAGTTCTCAGTGGATGATCGACAGTGACCAGCGGGAGTACGTCGGACAGTCTCCTCCTCGCAATGCCGGGGAGAATGACAAGAGCTATGCCCGGCGGGCCGTCGACAGCCTGCCCAAGCCCAAGAACTTGCCAGAGGACCACATCCAGTATTTTGACATCCGCAAGGCGACCGATACGGTTGCGCTGTCGAATCTGAAACCGACTCGGGCGCGACCGGGCGGCATCGAGCGTGCCGCTAAGTTCATGCGGATGACATACGAAAGACTCTTGTCACCCAAGACGAGACGAGACCCGATCGATGTCGAGGACAATGGAGACGGAACCTACACCATCCTCGACGGCAACTCTACGTTCGCCACCGCTAAGGAGTACGGGTGGGAGTCGATCCCGGTGCGCGTGATCGCCAAGGACCGGCACGGAAGAACATACCGCTGCGGGCCGGGTGCGACCACAACGGCCTGTCCCCGAGACGGGGGAAGGTTCGCTTCCGGCAGAAAAGGGAAAGCCGTCGCCGGGAAGCGCACACGCTCGACGACAACATCTATCGGAGGGAAACTCCAACACGACAAAACATCTACTCGCCAGCGCCGGGACTTTCTCAAAGACCAAATACAAAAAATATATACACATTTGCCCCCCGCATGGTCTGGAGTTCCGGCCGTACCCGACGCTATTGTCGCCGCCGAACTCAACCGAACAAACAAGCCGGAACTCGCGTGTTGTCCAAAGCTCGACAACCTCCTCGACTCCATGAAGGTCACAACCCAGAAGCCTGACCAGCCCGATAGGTGGCGCTTCGACGACGAGTGCTGTGTGCTAGACCACGAAGGCACTCCACAGGTCGTTGACGGACAACTGGTTCTCCGGGATGAGTTTCTGGAACAGGGACGCAAGATGATCGCCGAGGCCAACGATATCCAGCCGCACTTCGCGGCCGCACTCAGTGGACCGGTCAGGGACTCTCTCGCGGGAGTCACGGCGCGTCCGGGTTATCATATCTTCGACAGCGCTGAAAACTTCGAGAAGGGCAAGGCTGCGATTCGTAAACATCCCGAACGGCCTCATGTCATCGTCGGCGGGGTCAAGGGTCTGAAGCGTGCAGCAGAGAAGGCAGCGATGCGAACGGATGGTAGCTGGATTCACATTCGCGACTTGGTGCGAGCCACCGTGCTTTCCCCGAGCGTCGCGGACCTCGCGACGACCGTGGAGCGGACATCGCAATCACTTGATCGATCGGGCTTCAAGCTGGTCAGCCTGAACGACCGTGTGAACAAACCGACGAATACTGGATACCGAGACGTGCAGATGAGCTTTCGCCACGAGGAGACGGGACACATTTGCGAGTTGCTGATCACGACCTCGGATATGTGGATGACGAAAGAGTCCGCTCCGACCTCTCACGGTGATGGTGCGCACAAGTTGTACGAGGTCCGGCGCAGCATCATGGAGGTGGTAGAAGCCGAGGGAGGAAAGCATTCCCACTCTAACGCGAACAAGGTGCTCGGTAGTGCCACCGAGGAGAAGGACTTGTACGTCCGGGCGTGGGATGCGTCACACAGAGACAGCGTCTATGGTGGTTCCGGCTCGTCCGTGGTGGCTGGAACACGGGCGGCGAACACTCCTCGCGTCGGCGCATAATAACGCCCCGGCGTCCCTGCCGAGGCGACCGCGCGCCGGAATCCATTCCAGCGGCCCGGCGAAGACCATTCTACGGCAGCGACTTTTCTCGTTCCACATTAGAAATAACACGACGTTTGTTGTTGACATCTTCTCAACTATGGCTATAATGGTAATGGAGGAGGAGAGAGAGGAACACGGCAACGAACACGGGAACGAAACCATGACGACCACGACACGACGACCTACAGCCACGCGACTCGGGCCGGGCCATTATCGGGTGACCGTCCACGGTCGGACCTACGAGATCGAGGGCGACCGCGCGGCGACCGGTTACGGACTGAGCGGTACGCGCCCGGTTTGGGATTTGTTCGAGACCAGCAACGGGCGTCGAGTTTACGTCAACGACTTCGATTCTAAGAGAGACGCGGTCGACCACGCTATGTGTGCGGGTCCATAAGGATGAGGAGGGCAACTGATGAGCCGCAAGTGCAAAATCCCAGCCTGCAAGCAGCGGTCGACCAAGCCGTGCGACGGCTGCGGCAAGCCGATCTGCCCCCACCACAGCAGCGGCTGGATGGCGGGCACGCCGTGGTGCCGCAAGTGCCGGAACGAGCAGGAAGCACGACACGCCAGATCCTAACCGGGCCAGCGCCCCACAACCCGAGGAGAGAATTGATGACCGACCTGACCACGACCCAGCAGACCACACCGGACTTCGTACACCCACTGACCAACGTCTCGACCTTGGAACAAAAACGCCTGTTCGTTGTCAACAGCGAGACCCACTGCGCTGTCCAGCAGGCGGTGGGGCATCCTGAGCGGGA